ATGATTGGAGAAAAGACGATAATTCCGGCAGATGTAATACCAGAGAGCGACATTGCTCCGATTATGAGAAGAGCAAACGAACTCAAAGAAGAAAACGAAATGTTGAAAGAAAAGAATGAGTATTTGCAAAAAGAGGTAGAAGACGCAAAGGCTGTCGGAGAACGGGCACTGTGCGAAGTACAGGAACTTATTGAAAAGAATAAGAGACTGGTAGAAGAACACAACAGACAGAATGGAACGATACAAGCACTTAACATTGCACTGGATGTCATTACAGACAGATACAGTAACCTAAGAAAGAGACTGTGTAGAACAGGCAAGGGCGGTGAGTAGCATGGATGGATATATGGAAGAGGGTGGGTAGATGCCAAAAGGAAAAGAACTCACTCCGAAACAGAAAGCGTTTTGCGATGAATATCTGACAGATCTGAACGGAACAAGAGCGTACAAAGAAATATACAAAAGTGCAAAAAAAGATATAACGGCTAGAACGAATGCGAGTAAATTACTAACAAATACCAACGTAAAAGCCTATATTGCTGAACGAATGAAAGAGATCCAGAACGAAAAGACAGCAGACCTCGAAGAAGTGATCCGGTTCTTTTCTTCCGTCATGCGTGGAGAAGTAAAAGACCAGTTCGACCTCGACGCTACTATATCCGACCGCCTGTCTGCCGGGCGTGAACTCATGCGTTGGTATGAGAAAGCCGATGGAGAAGAAAAAGATACTGGTGGAATCACAATCATAAATAACATTCCGAAACCGGAGGGCGCAGATGGGGGAGATTAAGCTTACAGATGTGATAGCTCCGGCTTTTTACGGCGTACATTGGGACATCATAGATGGAAAACATACGTATTATGATTTGTCCGGTGGCCGAGGTTCGACTAAATCTTCGTTTGTCGGTACAGAGATACCACTTGGAATGATGCAAGACGCAGTGAATGGCATACACTCAAATGCGGTTGTATTCCGAAAAGTTGGGAATACACTAAGAGAATCGGTATTTGAACAAATCGCATGGGGAATAGATGCGCTTGGAGCATCGGACGAATGGACATCAAGCTTAAGTCCTATGCAGTATGTGTATAAGCCGACAGGACAGAAGATAATCTTCCGTGGATTGGATAAGGCAAAAAAGACGAAATCTATAAAGATTAGCAAAGGATATTTTAAGTACTTATGGTTTGAGGAATTGGACGAATTTGCCGGAATGGAAGAGGTACGAATGACACAACAGTCTGTTCTCCGTGGTGGCGAAAAATTCGTTGTTTTTAAATCGTTCAATCCACCGATCAGCAACAGCAACTGGGCGAATAAGTACGTAGCAGAGCCGAGAGCGGACAGCTTAAGGCATAAGAGCGATTATAGATCTGTTCCGGTAGAATGGTTAGGGCAACAATTCATTGATGATGCTGAGTATCTGAAAAAAACCAACCCGAGAGCTTATGAGCATGAATATCTTGGAATCCCTGTAGGACTTGGCACAAATATCTTTGAGCTGTTGGAGATTAGAGAGATTACAGATGAAGAGATAAGTAGGATGCAATCTATCTACCAGGGCGAGGACTGGGGATGGTTCCCGGATCCGAAAGCGTTTTTGCGTGTTGCTTATGTTCCAAATCAACAGAAAGTATACGCACTGGATGAATTGGGCGGTTGCAAAATAAGGAACAGCGAGATGGCACGACAGATAAAAGAAAAGGGATATGATGATTGCGCTATCTACTGTGGAGTGGATGAAGAAGAGAGCATTGTTGACTTTCGAGATGCCGGACTTCCGGCACGTAAAGCAATCGTGACACCGGGTAGCCGGAAGTATACGTTTGAGTGGTTGCAATGCCGTACATTGGTCATTGACCCAAGACGGACACCAAGACTTTACAAAGAGGTTATAGAGTATGAGCATGAGCGAGACGGCAATGGCGAAGTAATAGCAGATTATCCGGACGGGAACGACCACTGGATTGATGCATTGAGATATGCTACTAGTCCGATATCTATGAGACGTGGACAGAGTGCGTAGGAAAAGGTGAGTAGATGGGAATTATAGACAAGATAAAGGCGGTGTGGGATAAAGTGTTTAAAACAAACGATGTAAAAAAAATATTCGGAATAGAAACAGGGCGGTCATCTTATATGGACACTGCCCTGTCGAAGTATAAAGACATGCGATCTGGTATTCCGTATTGGTGTACCGGGAGGATAAAGCCGACAAGGTTTTCAAACGTGATTTGCCGTGAGATAGCGAACCTCACACTGTTCAATGCAGATATACAGATTACAGGAAACGATGAACTGCAAAAGAGATTTGATAGCGTAATGAACACCTTACAGGAGAAACAAGAGGAAAGCTGTGCGACCTGCGGAATGATGGTCAAGAGCAATGGTGACGATGTGGAGTTTTTGGATCCGGATTACTTTCTGATTACAGACACCAACACGGACGGGGATGCGTTAGCAGCTATCTTTTTCTCATACCTCAAAAAAAATGACAAATACTACACAAAAGCAGAGTATCACAGATTTGAGGATGTCGGACTGGAACGTGTATACCATATATCCAGTAAGGCTTTTAAATCGGACAACAAAGATATGATCGGTACAGAGATTACGCTTGACAGGGTAGATGAATGGAAAGACATTGAGCCGGAAGTGTACGTGCATGGATTAGAATATCCACTGTTCGTCTACTGGCGCAATCCTTATGCAAATGCGATTGACAAGGAATCTCCACTGACTGTCCCGGCATTTTCGGAATGCATTGAGGAATTGAGATGGCTCGACATTGCATTAAACATGATGGGGGATGAAACAGAAGATAGTAGGCATATTACTTACGTACCGCAGACAGCTATTGAATATGCAGACAAACACTCTATTGAATTGCCAAGATTTATCAAAGGCATCGAAATGGGAGCGAATGAAGACAACATCAAAGAGCACGTTCCAACGTTATTAGTAACTGAGCGTGTGGCGGGGATAAACTTCATGCTGTCCATCATTGGATATAAATGCGGATTCTCAAACGGATATTTCTCTTTCGATCAGAATCAGGGCATACAGACAGCAACACAGGTAGAATCTGACGATAGGCGTACACTGCATACCATCCAGGCATTCCGAAACATTTTGGACGGAAAGAACCATGATGGAGTACTGCACAGAATCATCTATATCTTATATGCAGTCGGCACAGCAAACGGAACTATCCCGGCAACGAACTACCAAACAGCATGCGATTTTGAAGACCTTGTATATAACTTAGAGGATGATCGTGCACGGTGGTGGAACTATGTTTTACAGGGCAAGGTTCCAGCATGGATGTATTTTGTGAAATTCGAGGGAATGACAGAACAAGAAGCGAAAGCAATGATTGAAGAAGCACAGGAACAGAATAAGCCGGACAGTGGATTGTACGAAGAATAGGAAAGAGGTGAACCAAAATGGAATATCTTATCATAGATCCATCAACAAGAAAAATTACAATCCCCAAAAGCGAACAACTTTTTGGAGTGTACGGAGAGGGCAATATTGAAAGAAAACATTTCAAATGTCCGAAAATCGTAGGAGATAATGTCGACTTGTCTGACTGCTACATTTTCGTAAATTACTATACTGCGAAAGGATTGCCAGGCAAATATACCGTAAAAGACGTTAATGTAGACGGGGAGAATATAACTTTTTCGTGGGAGTTAAAGCAACACATCTTTGATGCAAACGAGGATACATCTATATATTTTGCGGTAGAAGCGAAAAACAAAGATAAAGTAGAAGTGTTCAGAACCAGCCCGGCTACTGGAAAGGCCAAAGAGACGATAGACACGGATACAGAGATTGAAGATACTTACGCCGATGTCATTCTTGACCTTATATCCAGAGTAGACACATTGGAGAAAAAGCCTATTTCCGAGGAGAAGATTGAGAAATCTGTAAAAAGCTATCTGGAAAAGAATCCTATAGAAGAGACGGATCCAACGGTACCAGCATGGGCAAAAGATGAAGAAAAGCCTACCTATACCGCAGAAGAAGTCGGAGCACTTCCGAGTACGACCGTGATTCCATCGAAACTTTCAGAACTGACAGCGGACGATGAACACGAAACTGTGACAAAGGAAGAGAAACAAGCTTGGAACGCAAAGAGTGACTTTTCAGGAGAATATAGAGATTTGCGTGGAAAACCAGAACTTGCGGAATGGGCGTTGCAAAGCGAGAAGCCGACATATACAGCAGAAGAAGTAGGAGCACTGCCGGATACAACGGAAATTCCGAAAAATCTGTCCGATCTACAGGATGATGCAGAACACAGAACAGTTACAGACACAGAGAAACAGAGTTGGAATGACAAGAGTGATTTCTCTGGTAATTATGAAGACTTAGAAGGAAAGCCAACAATCCCAACAGTACCAACCAAACTTCCCAACCCACAATCCTTAACCATCATGTATGGCGGTAAAACACACACCTACGATGGTTCAGAAGCTGTTACAATCACAATCGAGACAGGTGGCATCGAAAGAATAGAAAAACTTGCTACAGATACAACGGTTACGCTAGAACCTAACAAACTCTACATCTTCCCAGAAATGGAGTCGCTTACCTACACCATCGGCGAGGGCACAGGAGAGGTGCATTTTATTTTTAAAAGCGGTGCGACAGCTACAAGGGTAGTGCACCCTAGCAATGTCAATATCGGTAGCTTTACGGTCGAAGCGAATAAGATCTATGAGGTATCAATCTTAGAGGGATTACTTACATCACAGAATTGGAGTGTGAGCTGATATGTTAAGACGGAGAACATTAGGAAGTAAGGGAGAAGAAACAAGCGAATGGCTTTATGAAGCTTACCTAACCAATAGTGGAATGTGGTACGGCAAGCGGTGTCCAGCTATTGTATTCAGTGTAAAACGAGGAGAACAGTATTATATCGAATGGAGCAATGTTAGGACGATAAGCAAATATTTCTACGATATGCGTAAATGTGGCGGCTCGTATATGTTATACGGAACTAAAACAGGAAATACAGAATTACCAGTAGCAACAGGAAGCTTAGAAATAACTATTCCTGCCGATGGAACATTGTATGTCGGGGTTGGAAGTAATAGTAACATAAAACACGGAGAAATCAACGCACCATGCTTTGATGGAGATTGGATAAAAGTTAGAAAGGAGTGATAACAAATGTACGCAAAATTAGAAAACGGATATCTTAGAAGTGCGCCAAAAACCATAGTGTTAAACGGTCGCACAATCAATAATCCATACGACAGCGAACTGGAACAGTTAGGATATAAACAGGTGGTGTACACAGATATGCCGACAGATGCACCAAGCGGACAGCACTACGAATCTGGATGGAAAGAGGGAGACAAGATAGTTCAGACGTGGACACTTACGGACGACCCAGTCTATCCAGAACCGGAGCTGTCCGCAGAAGAAGCACTTAATATAATCATGGGGGTGGTACAGTGACGAGGGAACAAGCAGAACAGTTAAGAGGACTGCTAGAGAACCAGACAGCTACGATGACTGATGAACAGATTGTTAAGTATCCGGCGTTCGTGGAGAAATGGGAGTCTGGCAAGGCATATGCAGTCGGTAAGCGGTTGGAGTACAATGGCACCATTTACAAGGTGTTGACCACTCACACCAGTCAGGCAGACTGGATACCACCGGATGCGCCGTCTTTGTTCGCCAAGGTGCTTATACCGGACACTGACACGATTCCAGAGTGGGAACAGCCGGACAGTACGAATCCATATGCCAAAGGAGACAAGGTAACACACAATGGCAAAACATGGATTAGCACGGCAGATGGGAATGTCTGGGAGCCGGGTGTGTATGGATGGGAAGAGGTGTAAGGGGACACGTCAATCCGAAAGATAAATGATAATGTCTGTAAAGGAGGACTAAAAAATGGAACAGATTATTAGTTATGTAAAGCCGGAGTTAATGGTGGTTTCTTTTGCCTTGTATTTTCTTGGAAAATGGATGAAAGGCTCACATAGGATTAAGGATAAAGACATTCCACTTTCTCTCGGAGGTATTGGAATTATCATTTGCGGAATGTATGTAACGGCAACTTGCGATTTGGACAGCATGAAAAACGTTTTTATGGCACTGTTCACGTCTGTAGTACAAGGTATCATGGTAGCCGGACTGAGTACATACGTTAATCAGATTATTAAGCAGATTGGAAAGGATGAATAAGTATGGCAACAAGTACGATTAATATTATTGTAATCTGCGTCTTTCTACTTCTGGCAATGAAGGTTTCAAACAAAAAGGACAAGTAATGCTTACGCCGGAATATTTATTTCATGTGACCGAGGGTGCGGAAAAGATAACATCGGATATGCACAAGAACATCATGAACATGATCGTTGAGCGTATAATGGTGCGTATAGGTCGTGGGGAAGATTATCTCCTTACGGCTACGGACAGGTGGCAGATACAGGTGTTGCAAGAATCCGGATACTTACTGGAAGACATACAAAAAGAGATTGCTGACAAAACGAAAAAGCAAGAGAGAGAGCTAAAAAGCGCATTTGAAGAAGCTGGTATAAAAGCTATCGAGAGAGACGATGCGATATATAGGGCGGTAGGACTATCACCTACGCCCTTATTGCAATCTCCGGCATTGCTCAGAATACTGGAAAGAGATTATAACGCTACGTGCGGAGAATGGAGAAACCTTACACGAACAACAGCAGATGAAGCACAGAAGCTGTTTTTAAAAGAGGTTGACACAGCTTACCGCATGGCATCAAGCGGTGCCATATCATATACACAGGCCGTCAGAAATGCTGTCGACAAGATGATAAAGCAAGGTGTTAAAGTGTCGTATCCGTCCGGTAGAGAAATGAGCATAGAATCAGCCACAATGATGACTGTCCGCACAGGGATAAGCCAGTGCGCCGGAGCAATCGCACTAAAACGAATGGAAGAATTGGAATGGGATACCATCTTAGTATCCGCACATGTGGGCGCACGAATTGGTGATGGTGGCAACAATCCAACGAACCACTTTTGGTGGCAAGGAAAATTCTATTCCCGGACAGGCAAAGACAAAAGATTCCCGGACTTCCGAACATCAACAGGCTACGGAACAGTGACCGGTTTGTGTGGCGTGAACTGCCGACACTCTTTCGGATCCGGTGACGGTGAAAACAATCCGTATGCAGATATCAACCTGTCGAGCGAAGACAATGTCAAAGCGGAAGAGCGTGCGAAAAAGCAACGGCTTATGGAAAGACGCATCCGCAACAGCAAGAGAGAGATTCAGAATTTGCAGACTGCTATAGATGCAAGCGGAGATGATAAGCTTAAATTCGAATTGCAACAGATGTATGACCGCAAATCAGCGGTTCTGAGACGGCAGAATAAGCATTATCGTGATTACTGCAAAGAAAATGACCTTAAAGAATATTCGGAACGGCTACGGGTAGCACAGTGGGATAGGTCACAGGCTGTGAGATCAGCAAAAGCAGCACAGAGATATCTTAATGTGAAAGGTGATGTAAAATGAGTGGATTGACAAGAATGGCAAAAATGTGCAGAGAGTGTCCGTTTAAGGACAAGTGCAAGAATAAGCGGTTGCAGAAAGAAGCGTATCTTACGCCTAATATCTCACTAATTATTGAAGATATGGCATCACCTGTATTAAATGCTCATGATTACAGAAATGTAAAGGTTGCAGAAAACACGACAATCACTATTGATGTAGAAGAGCAGAAAGAAAGAATGCGAAAAGAGATATACAGGCAAGCCGGAATCGGATTGAATTATGGAGCGTAACACATGGAACTAATAACACAGATACTTGCTATATGCGGTGCTATATCTGTTATCGGTGGTGCTGTTGCGGTGCTTTCCGGGTGGTACAAATCATGGAAAGCACCAAAAGAAAAACAGGACAACCGTATAGAGCAGATTGAAAAGCGAATAACGAACATTGAAACATCTATCACAGGGATTAATCAGAAACTTGATAACGATTATAAGAACATAAGGAATACGAGGGATGATATGAATCTATTAATGAGAAGTATGTTTAATTTGATCGAGAACAAAATCACAGGGAATAACATTGAGGGTTTAAAAAAAACTCGGGAAGAGCTTGTAAATGCTATGACGGACAAGAAACCAAAGGAATTATGAAAATATACTCTTTTACACGACCAGAACTTGACTATTTTGAGTTAGAATGCAACTTTACATCGGATGAATTAAAACTGTTCCGGCTCCGTGCTAAAGCTATGCCTTTAGAGGACTGTGCGGAAGAAATGAATGTGAGTGTGTCTACGGTCAAGAGATTGAGTAGAAGAGTGAATGATAAGATTGAAAGGGTGGTATAGGCATGTGGCTTGAAGATGTAAAACCTTGTAAAGCGTACATCGAAGCAACTGGGCAAGAAGTATTAGGAATACTTGGGTTCAGTGAAATAAGTTTTAACGCTGGTCGGATTATTGACGAAAAAGGAAGAAAAAAATATAAGCATGGACATATAGAGTATATTCCTGTTTTTGAAACTGCTGAATTTGTAAAACCTTTTTATGATTTTTCGAATGTCCATACAGAAAAAATAGATTTCCAAGCATATTACGGATCAAGAGCTGAAACTAATACATTTTGCTTAGTTGGAGCAAAACCAATATCTGAAGAAGAGCACAACAAAATAACAGGTGAAAAGAGGTGATTATATGATACCTAAGATTTTTAAAATAAGCGGATACCTCATAGACCCGACAGGAAGACTTGAGCCACACCACATTAAGGCGAAAATGCTTTATGGCTGTGGATTTCCACTTGTAGGACAGCACATTCACGTACAGAAAGCAGAGATTAAGAAGCTGAATGAAAAGCATCCGCTTATGAGAGAGAACTGTGATTTGGCAGAATGCGAGAAGTATTTCAATGACGAACCGCCGACAGTGAGCAATAGAAAAGTTGAACCCGGACAGGTGTACAGGCACTTCAAGGGCGAGACAGTAAAAGTCCTGTATATTGCACAGGATAGCGAAATGCCGGGACAGTTCAAGGTAGTTTATGAATGCTCTAATGGCGTGTGGTGCAGACCTTACGGAATGTTTGTTAGCGAGGTAGACAGGAAGAAATACCCGGATGTGAAGCAGAAGTACAGATTTGAGTTAGTGGAGGAATAATTATGATTTTTAAAGAAGCGTTTGAATTAATGAAACAGGGTGCGAAAGTAAAATTGCCTGGATGGAATGGTTACTGGTGTTGGGATAATGATAAGCAGACGATTATGATTCATTGCAGACCAAAGGATTCCGACAAAGGACAGGGAGATGTTCTTGATATCCGTGAAACGCAGAGAGTAGAATATACTTTCATGAACACGCAGAGAGATGATTGGATGATTGCTGATGAAGAGAATTGTGGTGTTCTCGGTGGTCAGTCAACATTTGGATTTGGAGATGCTATCCGTTATCTGAAAAGAGGACTTAAGGTAGCTCGTAAAGGTTGGAATGGTAAAGGAATCTATCTGGAAATGTATTCGCCAGAAGTCAATCTTGAAACTATTGCAGAAGCAGTGCATAACGCATGGTGGGAAGAAAAGAAAAAACAGGGAGTTACAGATCACCCGGATATGATTCCGTATTCTGAACTAAGTGAAGAAGTAAAAGAATACGACAGAGTTACAGCAAGAACAACTATTGAAGCATTCAATTATATGACGCATTCGTTCATATATATCAACACTACTGGATTACAGACAGAAAATCCTTATGCGCCTAAAAATAAAGTGCCGTGGACACCGTCTCAGACAGATATGCTTGCAGAAGACTGGGTATTTGCAGAGTAGGAGGATTAATTATGATTATCACAGGAATGAATCACTTTCAGAATGTGTGTAAAAAGAAACTTGTAGAATGGTACAACAAGAGCGACAAACCTCACAAGGGACCTAATGATGTTCAAACAATTGACTTAAGCAATGTATTTATTGTATGGAGTTGCAAGACATTACAGAACTACAAATGCCTTGCATCAACAGACACCATCGGTGATGGTATCTATGCTGAGTATACATACAGCGGGGATAAACAGGAACTGTATGAGGATGTGTACGGAAAGATTACAAACACCTGTCATACAGAAGAATAAGTGATACTTTTTAGAGACTTTAACGAACTGTTAAGGTCTCTTTTTTATGCGTAAAATAAAAGCATAGAGAACAACAAATACTAATTTACAGGAGGTATGAGTATGAATCCATATATGTCATATACACCGTACATGCCACAGGATGCTTATATGCAAGATCAGATGGCATTACGACAACGGATAGACAACTTATCACAGGCTCAACAGCAATACAAGGCACAGCCACAGCCGAATGTGAACTGGATACAGGTAGCCGGAATTGACGGGGCAAGAAATCAGATTGTACAGCCGGGAACAACGGCTTGGATGATGGATAACAATGCACCGTATTTCTATGTTAAATCTGTTGACGGTGTGGGAAGTGTTACGTTTAAAGCTTTTGAATTTCATGAGGTACAGGCGAACAATCCACAACCTGTAGTGGAAAACATGGACGCTAAGTACGTGACAAGAGAAGAATTCAACAAATTACTGGATACATTAAAACCTCAGCCGGAAGAACAGAAAGGGGAGCTGACGCATGAGTAATCCGTTAATGGGAATGATGGGCGGTATGCCGGGTGGCAACAGTCCATTCGGAATGATTCAAAAAATGATGGGGATGGTGCAGAACACGCAGAATCCCGGAGCAATGTTGCAGAATATGGCGCAGAGCAACCCGAACATCAAAAAGGCTATGGATATGTGCCAAGGAAGAAACCCGAAAGATGTATTTATGGAGATGTGCCAGCAAAATGGCATGAATCCAAACGATATTATTAATAAAATAAAGTGATATCCGGACGGAGTGCACACGTCTTGATAAATAAAAGAAAAGGAGAACCAACATGAACGAGGGATTAAACACACTTAGTGCTGCCGATGTAGCAGCAGTCACAAGAAACAACGATGGAAACATGTGGGGTGACGGTGGATGGTTCTGGATCATCATTCTTGCTTTCCTGTTTTGCGGTAACGGATGGGGAAACAACAACGGAGCACAGGACGCTTTTATCTCTGACGAATTTGTGAAAAGAGATATCTTTAACACAAATCAGAATGTGTCTAACACAGCTTGCGAGACACAGAGAGACGTATTAGAGAACCGCTATACCACACAGCTCGGCTTGCAGAACTTACAGGCTCAGCAGGCTCAGTGTTGCTGCAACACACAGAAAGAGATCTTACAGAGTAGATATGATGCAGCATTACAGGCACAGAACATGCAGGCACAGATGGCACAGTGTTGCTGTGATATCAAAGAAAGCATATTAGCAGATGGACAGGCTACACGCCAGTTAATCCAGGATAACACTATTCAGAACTTGAGAGACAAGCTCGCTGATCGTGACAGAGATTTGCAGACAGCATACTGGCAGATTTCACAGGTTTCACAGACCAATAACATTATTGATGCGGTGAGACCGACACCAAAACCGGCTTATATGTCTTGCAGTCCATACTTTGCGTATAACGCATTCGGTAATGGTTGCTGTGCAAGTGGGAATGTGATGTAAGTGAACGATATATCACTACTTGACTTTCTGACAGTGTACGGAGTTGCTTTGCAGATAGCGAATTTTAACAGCGATCTATCACAGGCGAGTAATTCTGACATCGAAAAACACTTGCATGAGCAAGACAGTAAGTACTTTTTGAAAATAATTGAAAACCAAAACAAAATCATAAGCATGTTGGAAGAATCCATATCTACGAAAAAGTAGTCTTGCGAAGATCAAAGAGAGTAGGCATGCGCTTGCTCTCTTTTTTAAGAAAGGAGAAAAAATATGTTAAATTCTATTGCTAAAAATGCTCAGACAGTAGCAACAAATCAGAATGTATTATTTACAGAAACAAGAGTGAAAAGCCGTAGATGTGCTTGTAACACAGGGTGGCTTGCACATGACAACGGCAGTGGGCTTTTTGAAATCACAAACCGTGGGAATCTGCCGATGGCGGTCGAAGTCGAGTTTAACGGAAACGTTACGGCATCTGCAATAGGCGCAGTAGCGTTATCTATCAAGCAGAACGGCGAACCGATTTCCGGTACAGAAATGGACTATACAGTAGCAACAGCAAATGTGTATCAGAATGTCGGTGCAACTACATTGATTGCAGTTCCGGCCGGAAGTAGCGTCACTATATCGGTTGGCAATGTTGGCACAGTCGAAACATTGGTTAAGGATGCGAATATCATCATTAAAAAGCTCTCATAGAAAAGGGGTGAGTTTCTATGATTGATTTTAAAAGCAACCTAGATGTTAAAACTCCGAAAGAAATCTTTGCCGAAATCAATGAACGGTTTATCGGAGCGGTCATGATGCACGGACAGTTTGCTGACTACTTCGATTTCCTTGGCTTAAAAGGCTTTAAGCGGATGCATGAGTACCAGCACATTTCGGAAAGCTTGGAACGTAGGAAAGTGTGCCGATATTTTATAAACCATCACAATCAGCTTATTGATGATGTATTTGATGGAAAAGTGAATGTTATCCCGGATGCGTGGAGAACGGCCAAACGGTTAAACGTTGGGAAAAGCACAAAGCAGAAAGCCGTAGAAGATGGATTTGTTGAGTACCACAATTGGGAATCCGAAACAAAGGAAGTGTACGAACAGTACGCACACACGCTAAGAGAAAACGGCCATGTGTCTGATGCTATGTTTGTGGAATGTTTGGTAGAGGATGTAAGCGAAGAATTAAAAACTGTAGAATGTATGATTAACGACCTCATATCTACCGGATACGACATGGTATACATCACAGAAATTCAATCGGAGATTCACGACAAATACAAAAAGAAAATGAAAGGAATCGAGGTGTAATAAATGAGCGAGATCAAAAAGATTTTGGAAGAACAGCTTGAACGTGAGAAAGCATCTGCAAAGAAAGACTTAAATATGTCTAACTTACAGGCAATGTACATGATTACATCTACATTGTGCAATATGAAATCTTTGGAATGTGAAAGCGTACCGGGGATGATTGCGGATGCATCGGAAAACCTTATCAAGAAGTACAGTAACGGAAAGTACGACAAAAACATTGATGCACTATATGACCAGTACATTATGGCGAAAGAGATGTATCAACAGAACGGAGATCAGGCACACAGAGACAAACTGATGGAAAGTGTCGGGAAACTTATGGTAGAAGTGTACGACATGCTTTCCTCTATGGTAATGGATTCAGATTTTGCAGAAGAACGGAAAGAGATTCAAAGGCAAATCAAGAAGCTTGCGGAAATGTAAAAACATGGGTACGGAGTACAATATATATTAATGTTACGATATATACGGTGAATCACATAGGACATTTTCTTTTCTTACTTGATACACCTCCTTTCAATAAAGCCTAATAGCGGAATGCTGATTAAAGGGCAGTCAAACGCCCGTTAGGCTTTCCCCTAAGGTTGCGGACTTAGGGAACCGTCATCTTATGTTACCTCCTAAAAATATAAAATGATAAATTTTCATCCCGCAAAGGATAGTGCACAGTATGGTGCATGGATTCATATCCGGCTATCCTTTTTCTGTATAGAGTTAGTTACGGAACAATATGCAGATTGACCGTCAAATAGCCGTAACAGTGGTTGGAACTGTATAGAGGGAACACTTACACCAACCACTAACGGGATATAGTTCAATGGTAGAACAAAAGTCACAATCCATCATCTCTTTGAAAAAAGACTTATGTCCACGGTTCGATTCCGTGTATCCCGATTACCCCGGCAGAGGTTCATCTGTCTGAATCCCTACCGCAGACGAAGCGGTTAATAAGAGACGTTGAGGAGGATATGCAACATGAAAAATATTATTCAGATTATCAAAGATGCTGGTCTTGAAATTACAGACGAGCAGAAAAAGACAATCGAAGATGCAGTGAAAGAGAATTACAAAAGCGTATCTGACTATGAAAAGCAGACACGAAAAGTAGAAACTCTGACACAGGAACGTGACAACTTTAAAACACAGTATGAAACAGCGAAAGAGACTTTGGACGGGTTCGAGGGAAAAGACTTTGATGCGATCACAAGAGAACGTGATGAGTGGAAGACGAAAGCTGAGAATGCAGAAAAAGAATGGAAAGACAAGCTTGAAGCCAGTGAAAAAGAGTACAACCAGAAGATTGAAGAAAGAGACTTCAATGACGTTCTGACAAAGGCTCTTGCGGGCGAGAAATTCAGTTCTGATTTTGCCAAGACAGGCATTATCAACATGATTAAGGATAAAGGCCTGAAACGTGAGGGCGAAAAGATTCTTGGTCTTGATGATTACATGAAAGAACTGAAAGAATCTCAGAAAGACGCTTTCGTGACTGATGGTAAGACACCGCCAGTATTCACTACACCTACAGAAAAAGGCGGAAGTGAACAGAAAGCAGAGCCGTTTGTTCCTGGAACTGTTTGGTAAAACCATACTGTGAACCGACTATCAATAGGAGATAGCCGTTGACCTTAAAGAATTAAAGGAGAACAAAAATGGCAGAAACAACAAGAATTACATCGTTAAATATGTTACTTGACCCAACCGGAAAAATGCTTCTTGCAGAAGAGTACGGAAAGGTCATTGAAAACGTCCAGAAGAACACTATTTCTGGAAAAATGAAGAATACCGAACTTTCCGGTGATCCGTCAGCCGGAACCGTAGAAGCAAAAAGATTCGCAAATGCGACATCTAAGAATTACGGAACAGCCAGAGGTGCATCTAAAGGTGATGGAGTAAAAGGAAAGCCGGTTACGATTCCGATTAATGTAGATAAGGAAATTGTAGAAGAGGTTGAACAGAAAGACGTATCTCTTCTCGGAGTAGAGGGACTTATTGCAAAAAGAACAGCAAACCATGCGCTCAGAATGATCGCAGAACTCGACACTGAGTTCTTCAAAGTTGCCGGAACAGATGCGACAGAAGTTGATCTGACAGGTATTACAGCTATTGAGGAACAGGCTGAAACCATGATTCAGCAGTGCGAAACTACCAAGAATGAATATGTGGACGGAGTACCTCGTTCTATGATGAACATGATCTGTACACCGAAATTCTACGGAAAAATCCGCACATATCTGGACAAAGTTACAGTGCCGGGCGTTGGCGTGGCTGACGAAGAGTTCTACGCTTATCATGGCGTAAAAACATTCTCATGCGTGCACATGCCGACAGACGTTGATGTGATCGTGATGGTGGATGGAGCTATCGCACAGCCTGTTAAATCCACACCATACAGTGCTGAGAAGATTCCTCTTTCAGAAGCGTACGGTATCGAACTCTTCTACCATTACGGAACAAAATCTGTAATGCCAGACCTTATCTTCAAAAACAAGAAAGGTGAGTAAGCATGAGACGGTTTGAAGACTTGGAAACAGGAAGAATTTTATCAACTGGGCATGAAACGAGTGCTCAGTTGATGGAGAACAATCCACAAAAATATAAAGAAATTTCAGTTGGAAAAACTAAAGCCAGATCAAATTCTAGTAAACAGGAAAATTAGGTGGAACACTATGGCGTACACAGATTATAAGTTTTATACAAAAAAATTTTTTGGAAAAACAATTCCAGAAAGTGAATTTCGTGAATATGCAGAGCGAGCCAGTGACTGCGTAGATAACTACACGATGGATCGTCTTGTCGATGGACTTCCAGAAAATGAGCGAGCAGAAATAAAAGTTCAAAAAGCTGTATGCGCAGTAGCTGATGAAATGTATAAGATAGATCAATCTAAAAAAGCTTCTATGGATGCCATAGGAACCATACAGAGAGAAGATGGGACGGTCGTAAATAAGACCGTCTCTTCTGTTTCTTCTGGAAATGAAAGCATATCTTACGCTAACGGGAACAGCCAGAGCAATCGGTATACCGTAGCAGCTACCAATGTGCAAGAAGAGAAAAGAATACTTCTTGAAGCAGCAGTCAGCTATCTTTTTAACGTTACCGATGATAACGGAGTGTACTTGCTATATAGAGGGGTTTGAACAATGGGAATTATTAAAAGATTATTTTGCAAACACAAAAAGAAAATCCATGCCGGAACGTATCTGGAAGATATCGGAAACGGGATAAAAGAAACAAGGCACATATGGAAGTGTGAAAAATGCGGTAAGAAGTTTTATTAACGAGAGGTGATACCAATGTATGACAAAACCATAACTGTATTCAACAAATATGTGAATCAAAAGGATGAAATATTTTGGTATCCGACCGTAATTAAAGGTGTTCAACTCATTGTTGATAAATCCGCAAACATCGAAAAGACAGGACTTGATACGGCTGACACGGCAACACTCCATGTTCTGTATCGCATGGCATCCGATGAAAAAGTAGTAGCTGGCAAAAAGTATCTTGAGCCTAAAAAATGGGCGAAACAAATTAACGATACGCTTGGACATACCGTCACATTTGCAAGCGGTGACTTTTTCATTGAAGGCGAACATGACGAAAAGATGATAGCAGACGAAGACTATCAGAGCCGGAGAGACGGTGGCTTTTACGATTATATGAACAAAAATCACGACAATGTATTCTTAATCACCAATGTCGGAACATACACACTTATCCCACATTTTGAGATAGGGGGAAAGTAAATGGCACGTAGCAGAATGTTCCATTTTCCGAACATCTCGATAGTTGAAGCTGACATCAAAGTAAATGTGAACCTTGACCGATTCGAAAAGCAATTCCAAGATGCTCAACTTTGGTTAGATGAACAGGTATGGACAGGCACAAAAAAGTATATTCCACAAAGAGACGGGATGCTGATTGATACAACCAATACGCAGAACGAAGCCTTGAAAGGTAGTGGAAAGGTTTATGCCGGATATGGTCCTTACGCCAGATACCTGTACATGGGGAAAGTTATGGTAGACCCGGAAACAGGATCACCGTGGGCGAGACCGGGGGCGAAAAAGGTGGTAACAGACCGTGATATTCAGTTCTCGAAAGTGCCAAATCCTTTTGCAACAGACCATTGGTTTGATTCTGCTAAAGATGAATTTGGTGATACATGGGTAAAAGGAGTGAAGAAACGTGCAGGCGGTGGATAGTAAAAAAATAGTGAAATACGATGTTGACGGATACGACATTGTAACAAATGCACTTAAAGATTTGCTGAATCAGTATCCGGGATTGGAAACCGGAGAAGTGTTTAAATTCTCCACACTCAAAGAAGATGACGGAATGGCATTCTATCCGGTATCAGGTGCGGTGATTGCACAGGAGAAAAAATCGGTAACAGGTAAGGTGAATCAGCTTTGTAACTACCCATTTTATATCGTGTACAGGACATCCCGTGATTCTCCGAATATGAAAGCGGATATCAAGGAATTTCTTGATAGTGTAGGTAAATGGCTGGAACGACAAACAGTCGTGATTGATGGCGAAAAGCATAGGCTTACATCTTACCCAACACTTACAGAAGAACGAAAAATAGAAGAGATTACAAGAATCACACCATCATACCTTGACAAAACTTACGAAAACAATGTGCAAGACTGGGTGATTAGTATGTCTCTCAAATACAGAAATGTATTCATAAGAACTAATTAACCGGACATCAATTGGAGATGTTCGCTGACCGTAAAAAGTTAACGGTAGAAAGGATTTTAATATGGGAAATCTTAGTAGAGAAGCACTCGCACATTATCTGGACTATAGTTTCAAACAGACAGCAGCAAGTGCTACGTGGGAAATCCTTGGTGATGACATTGACGATATGTCGGTCGATCTGAACCCGGATACAGAGACGAAGAAGAACATTCTTGGTCAGACAAAAACCACAGATAATGGATATGAACCGTCTATGGATGCAGATACATACTATGCAAACCCGGACAAAAAGCTGTATCCGAAAATTAGGGATATTGCAATGAAACGATTGAAAGGAGCAGATTGCAAAACACTTATGTTGGAAGTCCTTGTGGAAGATACAAGTGCAGAAAACCACCTTGCATATGTCGAAGAGGTTATGGTAAAACCTCAGTCTTATGGTGGTGATACATCTGGTGTAAACATTCCGTTTAAGGTATCTTCTGACGGTAAGAGAACAGAGGGATATGTAAGTGCTACTTCGCTTGCTTCTGGCAATCCAGAATTTACAGCCGGAGCAATTCCACATAGTCTTTCTACAGGAAAAGAAGTACTGTAACGCTTTATTAACAGGAGGAATAATATGAGCAACAAGTTACCAAAAAAAAGAAACAACAATCAACTTTGTATCTCGGTTGATTCTGGAAAGATTGAAGTACCAATCATAGACAAACACACACACGAAAAACTTGGGCAGTTGGTATTTGCACCAAATGACACAAACATCGTTGAAAGATATGAAGAGGTTGTATCTTTTTGGAAGAATTACAAGATGCCTGAAGAAGACAGCTTAGAAGCTGTAAAGAAAGCAGAAAAAGAAATTTCAGATCAGCTTTCGTATTTGATTAATGCGGATGCGGAAAAAGCTTTCTTTTCTATTCTTGGTCCTTTTTCTCCTATGGATGACGGGAAAATCTTTATGGAACAGGTGCTTGATGGTGTAGCACAGGTTATTGAGAAAACTTTGAATACCAACGTAACAAAGGTACAGCGCCGTGTAAATAAGTATGTGGCCAAGTACCACAACTAATGGATGTCTGGAAACTTCCGAAATCCGTTAACGTAAACGGCAAAGAATATCGAATACGCTCAGATTACAGAGCCGTGTTAGATATTCTTTGTGCTATTAATGATCCCGATATAGTAGCCGGAATGTCAGAGGAAGAAAAAAACTTGGAGATATACACAACGATTCTGGCTATATTCTACGAAGACTTTGATAATCTTCCAACGGAAGACTGGGAAGAAGCTTTAAAGACAGCGAAAGAGTTTATCGACTGCGGATTTAAGGGAGATAAGAAAAAACCGCAACTTATGGATTGGAAAAAAGATGCAAAGATTCTAATTCCGGCCATTAATAAAGTGGCACATGAGGATATTCGTGATAAAGAGTACTTACATTGGTGGACGTTTATGGGACTTTTTATGGAGATTGGAGAGTCTCTGTTCAGCACTATCACCAACATCCGTGAAAAAGTCTCGAAAGGGAAGAAATTGGATAGTTGGGAAAAAGAATTCTATTCTAGCAACAAAGAACTTGTTGACCTTAAAGCGACACCAGAGCGAAGCGAAGAAGAAAAAGAAGAATTAAGAAGAGTATTCGGACTCGTAAATAATTAACCGGGTATCATGTGGAGATACCCGCTGACCGTAAACTTTTAGCGGTAGAAAGGACAATACATGACAGAAGATGGAAGTATTGTTATCAACACAAAAATAAGAACTGATGGTGTAAAGGCGGGCACACAAGAAATTGAAGCCGGATTGCGAAGAGCAGCAAACAGGGTGGATAATTTAGGGACGTCTGCGAAAAACGCCATCAACAAGCAAATAGATGCTTTTGCAAAACTGAATAACGAATACAGCGCACAAGAACAAAAGGTAGAATCGTTACGGCAAAAGGTAGCATCCTATGCAAATCAGCGCATCCCAACTACTGAATACAAGGAAATATCCGACCAAATTTCAAAAGCAGAAGCAAAACTCAATCAGCTTATGTCATCACAGGAACGTTTTGCAGCAAACGGAGGGAAAAAGAACACTTCGACTTATAAAAAAATGCAGTATGACATAGATGAACTTGCGAACACTATTAAATACGCAAGGTCGGAGCTTGTTGATCTGGAAGTTTCTGGAAAAGCCTTTTCGACTGGTGTGAACACCAAAGAAGCACAGGCAGACATGGAAAGACTTGCGAGTGCAGAAAGAAGACTTACAGATATGCAGAACCGATTAAACACATCGTATTCTGGCATTAAAAGCAAACTTGCAAGTTACGGTACTGGTTTGGTTTCCTTGAAAGAAAAACTTTTTGGAGTAAACAGTGCTAATAACAAAACTGCAAATTCCAATTCAAAACTGAGTAGGTCATTTAAAGACGCTAGTAAATCAGCCGGATCAGCAAGAATGAGTATCGGAAGAATGCTTACGATGTCTCTATTGTTTAGCGGTGTTTTTCGAATTCTTAGTGCTCTTACACAAGGAATAATAGGTGGATTTAATAATCTTGCTCAATATTCCAAAACCACAAACGCAAACATATCTACTTTGTGGGGGAGTCTTATAAGATTGCAAAATGCATTCGCTACAGCTTTCAGTCCGATTCTGACAGTTATCACACCGATACTGTCACGATTCATTGACCTTATCAGCACAGCCATAACCTATGTAGGAATGTTTTTCAGCTATCTTGCCGGGAATAAAACATACACAAAGGCACTGACAGTACAAAAAAATTATGCTGCAAGTCTGGACAAGACCGCCAAGTCTACGAAGAAAGCCACAAAAGCAGCAAAAGACTACTTGTCACCGCTTGATGAAATTAATCGGTACACAACAAATAAGGATACCGACACAACACCGTCTGGATCCGATGTAAACGGAACACCGATCAGCAAAATGTTTGAAGAAGTTCCGATAGATGCACCACCGATTTTCGAAAAAATCAAGGATGTACTTGGGCAGATATTCCAACCATTTAAAGAAGCGTGGGAACGTGAGGGGAAGAACACGATTGATGCTGCTAAGTATGCATTGTCGGAGCTTGGAGCACTGGCAAAGAGTGTCGGCAGTAGTATGTTGGAAGTCTGGACGAATGGTACAGGCACACAGATACTGTCTACCATGTTACAGATTGCACAGGGACTGCTTACAACGGTCGGGAATATCGCAAGGCAATTAGATATAGCTTGGAATAAAAACGCCGTAGGAACGGCCATTATACAGGCTATAGCAGATGCTTTCCAAAAGGTACTTGATATCATCAATCGTCTTGTGTGGGATACGGCTCAGTGGGCGGGATCATTGAACTTTTACCCGTTACTTAATTCGATTAAGAATCTGTTTGAATCCATGTCACCACTGATAGAAGCTATTGGAAGTTTCTTAGAAAGACTGTATACAAACATTATATTGCCGATGCTTACATGGCTGATAGAGAGCGGTCTTCCGGCGCTTATTAATGTACTTTCTGGCTTGTTTAATTTCCTCGGTGAACATCAGTGGATTGTTGATGCCATTGGGACAGCATTAGTTACAGCGTTTGCTACATCAAAGATAGTTCCTTTAATTGCAACTATATCAAGCGCAGTTCTTGGATTTGCTGGACACATAGGAACATTAATTGACATTTTAAAAGGTGGCGGTGGACTTGTTGGAGCTATTAGTTCATTGGTAACTACGTTTGGAATCGTTCCAATTGCGATAGCAGTTGCTGTAGCAGCGATTATATTGATAGCTACTCACTGGGATCAGCTTAAAACCACAATGTCAAATCTTATGAACTGGATAAAAGGAGTATTTGCCACTGACTGGCACGCTCAATTCGGAGTATTTGGAGATGTAGTGGAAGTTTTTCTTAACAGTTTTAAAGGGATTTTTAACAGCATTAAACAGATATGCTCTGGTTTTGTCACATTTTTAAAAGTAGTATTTGCGGGGAATGTAGATATGGCACTAAAAGGAATACTAAACATACTCCGTGGAGCTGCTAATTTAATCTACTCAATTTTTAAAGCACCTGTAAATATGGTTATTGCCCTTTTTAACGGATTGAATCGAGCAATTATTAATGCAATTAACGGGTTGGTAGACGGACTGAATCACATTAAAGTACCGGATTGGGTTCCAGGTATCGGCGGTAAAGGAATTAACCTTTCCCATGCAAATTACACCAGAATTCCATATCTTGCACAAGGGGCAGTTATTCCGGCCGGAAATCCGTTTTTAGCGGTACTTGGTGACCAGACAAAGGGAAACAACTTGGAGATGCCGGAAAATCTGTTAAGAAAAATCGTAAGTGAAGAAAGCGGTAAAGGTACAGGAATGATAAAACTTGTGGTAAATCTGGACAGCAGAACGGTACTTGAACAGCTTATTAATACAGCAAAAGAAATGCAGATGTCCAATGGACAGAATGTATTCGAACTCGGGAGGTAGGTAAAATGGCACAGCAAGTGATTAAGATTAATGGTCGGACTATTCATCAGCCAGACACATTCAAGTTCAGCTTTGCCACTACCTCTACAGAGGGAACAGAGCGATTAATGAGTGGCGTTATGTGCAATGAACCGATGTTCACGGTAGAATCTTACGCTTATGAGGGAAGTGACATAAACATATCGGAAATGGCAAGCCTTTTACAGATGATTGTAAATCAAAGGCAGGTGCAACTATATTATTTTTCCGTGTATTACGGAAGATGGAGAGAAGCACCGTTTTACGTCACACAAGGAAGTGTAGATATCGGGACATTAAAAGAGGGAGAAGAAAAGTATAAATCCCTTAGCTTTAACATAATCGGGGTGAATCCAATATGATACACATTAGCAATGCATATAAGAAAGCTATATACGGACGTAGTGACTGGTATCCATCTGCAAGGGTTACTTTCTTGGATGGCACAGTGCTAAATCTTGGCCGATCCGAATTTTTAATATCTGGCAACAACATTGTTGATGGAGCTGGTACACAAAGCTTGCCACTCGGTAATGTTGTGTCCAGAAAAATCACAGTAAAACTGTACAACGCAGATGACAGATATAGAGTTCATAGCTTTCTCGGCGCAAAGATAACATTGTATAAGTCGATTAGCGCGGATATAGGTGACCTGACTATAAAAAGCGGCACTTATACCGTAATTGACCCGGAAAGCTATGGAGATACCGTAAGCTTTTCTGCTTACGATGATGCATATAAGCTTGATCGTGATTATACAACGCATTTAAAATATCCCCTCAAACTGTCTGAAATATTGGTAGATTCTTGCAGAACGTGCGGAGTACAGTTAGACACAGTGCATTTTAACGGAGAAGATATAACCGTAAAAGAAGCACCGACAAACACTACTCACAGACAGGTTGTTGGATTAATATCCATGATTGCTGGTGGAAATGCATGGATGAATGCGGACAACCATTTACAGATTACAGATTACGACATGACACTTTTTGATGGAATGACCGATCTTGATGGTGGGTGGTTCGATGATCCAAGGCAAAACTATGACGGCGGTCAATTTGAGACAGATGTCATCACGGAAAAGTATGTGACATATTCCGATGTGACCGGTGGAAGTTTTGGTGATGATATTAATGAATTTTTTTACGATGATCTTGACTGGAACAAAGAGTTGTACGCAAGCGGTTCCAACATGGACGGTGGCTATTTTGACGATGGATTAGAGATGTTAACGGATGATTCTTACGGGATTATGTATCGTTCGGTAGAACGCAAACAGAGAAATCCTTATCACTTAATATCAAAGCAACATAATGGATTCCGGCTCAGAGACGGACGTACATTAGGCGTTCATTCGGTAGATACGGAAGAGGCAAGCGGATATATTCTTTCCGATGCCACTACTTACTACACAAGTGGAAACAATGCCGATGATGGAACGTTTGAGTTAGCGGATAATTTCCACTTTTTAACACAGTGGAAGATCGGGTTAACAACCGGAGTTGAAAACATAAAGATTACAGGAGTGCAAACAACGGATAATGAGAACACATATACTTACGGCACTGATGGGTACATTTTGGCAATAGAAAATTCGCTTATTGAAGATAAAAATCTTCTCGTAAATACAGTGGGGGCAAAGCTTGTAGGATTAACATTTATGAATTTTTCTGGTGAACATTTATCTTATCCTTTGGCAGAGTTTATGGATCTTGCCTATGTGATTGATCGTGCCGGAAAGACGAACAGGACGATTCTTACAGACATTACATTTAACTTCCTTGGATTTACTCAGCTTAAATGCTCGGCTGAAAATTCTGTGAGAAACAGTAGTAAATATGTAAGCGCAGAAACCAAAGCTATTCAAAAATCTTCGAAAATTACCGAAAAAAAGATTAGTAAATATGATGAAGCCGTTCAGTCCCTTACAGCCTTAATGACACAGGGGATGGGATTTTTTAAGACCGAAGAAACCAAAGAAGATAAATCAGTTATATTTTATCTCCACAACAAAGAACGGCTGGAAGATTCGAACATTATCTGGAAAATGGTCGGGGATGCTTTTGCGGTATCTACAGACGGTGGAAAAACGTGGAATGCCGGACTTGATTCTAACGGAAACGCAGTAGTTAATGTACTTTCTGCCGTAGGTATTAACTGCGATTGGATACATTCTGGAACATTGACACTTGGTGGCTATAACAACCAAAATGGTGTACTTTCGATGCAAGATTCAGACGGAAATGAAATAGGGAGATGGAATAATCAAGGTGTGTATGCAAAAGGACATTATGTATCCGAAGATTCTATAGGTAGAAAAATAGATTTGCATAATGCAAAAATTGATCTTTACTCATCTGGAGGAAAATATACAGGTTACATTTCTGGAGAATTAGATGGTATAGAAGCGAGAGCTACGTCTACGGATTACCTAAACATCGGAAAAGGTTATTCCGAATTTAATGTTTCAAAAAGATTACAACTTTTAAGTAAAAATCAAATTGCCATTTCTGCAAAGGAGATTGTGATTAATGGAAATAAAGCAAAAACAGGAACTGCCGTGTTTAGCGATGGAAGTTACTTAAAATTTGTGAATGGCAATTTAGTCGGTGGAAGAACTGCAAGTGGCACAACATTTTAAGGAGACAGGCATATGACAAAAACAGAAAGTGCGGTTCAATGGGCTATCAGAATAGCCAACGACAACAGGCATGGCTACAGCCAAGCGAATCGTTGGGGCAATCCAGACTATGATTGCTCATCACTCGTAATATCTGCATGGCAACAAGCCGGAGTTCCAGTAAAATCAAATGGAGCTACTTATACGGGAAATATGTACAATGTTTTTCGTGCTTGCGGATTCACGGATGTAACGGCAAGCTGCAACAGAGCCACTGGTGCTGGAATGCAAAGAGGGGATGTACTGCTAAATGTCAAATATCACACTGCAATGTACATCGGTGGTGGCCAGATGGTGCAAGCATCATCTACAAGAGGACATCCAGAAGCCGGGGATCAGACGGGAACAGAGATATGGGTGTGCAGATATTATAATTATTCGAGAGGATGGAATTATGTACTACGTTATACTGCCGGTGGGAATTCGGGTAGCAGTGGAGGACAGGAACCAATACAACCACCATCCGGAGTTTCGCTTGTACAGTGGATTCCTGGATAGAAAGGAGAATATATATGGCAATTCAAATGCGTAGGGGGCAATTAAAAGATTTTGATGCAAACAAGATGCTCCCCGGAGAATTTGCAGTTACTATAGACGAAGCGCCCGAAAACCAAAAAGTATTTATCTGTTTTTCGGCCGGAACATTTAAGACGTTGGCTACAAGAGAAGATTTTGAGCAAGACTTGGCGAATATTCAACAGGCTATCGAAGACGCAAGAGAAGCGTCAAAGACAGCGAATGAAGCTATCGACAAGGCTAACAAAATCATAGCCGGAAAGGTCGGAATCGATGATACACAGACCAGTACGTCAACTGTATATTCTTCACAGAAAAGTGATGAAATATATGTAAAGAAAAAAGATTATGATAATCTTGTGAAAAAAGTAGAGACGTTGGTAGATGATTTGTCTGACGCAATAGTAAGTAGGTGATAAAATGGCAGATGTATATATAGAAGAATTAAATAAAGCTGATAGCCTTTCGGATGAAGATACTGTCTTGCTCCACACCAAAACCGAAGATTTACAACTAACTATCGGAATGCTGAAAACTTTAATGACAGTAGAAAAAGCCATAAAGCTTGCTGCTCCGTTTTTGGTATCTATAACAGGAGATGCGACCGGAAATGGAACTACAGATGGTAGAGAGACGCTTACGATTGAATTATCGAACATAAAAGCTTCAAGTTTAAAGAATAGAATTAAAATTAATGGAACGGAATTTGACGGAACAGAGGGAATCACTACAGAACGATGGGGAACAGAAAGAACTGTAACGATCGGTGGATGTGAAAGGAAAGTAAACGGAGAAACAGATGTTAACTTTCCGGCAAATGAAGTTTTCTCCGGATCCGGACAACCTTATGTCCCGACAGCCGGAGGAAATATGACAGGCAACCTAAAAAGGGAAATAAATGAATCAAGTTATAATTTGTTTGAAGCAACTACAGAAAGTGAAGAATCTGGCGTTTCAGTAAAATTAAAAGTTGGTGATATTAATGCAAATATTGTTATCCAAAGTCTTTCACAACCTTATTGGCATAATGGAGTAAATTTAAAAAAATTACTTACAGAAGATGATATCTATGAACTTGAACGAAGAATTTCAGAACTTGAAAGCATGACCACACAAACGTTAGCAGTAGCAAAGGAGGATGATGCAAATGGCTAATGAAAATTTAAAAGCGCAGAAAATATATGGAAAATACATAAAAGATCTTCCGCAAGTCACAGAATTGAACGATACGGATGATATTATCGTAGAAGATTCTACTCCAATAACAAGCAGAGTAAAGCTAGGAACGCTGTTTGATTCCATTAAAAAAAGAATTGCATCTACTTGGAGATTTACAGAACTAAACAATCAAACTATCGTAGAATATGCTAGTGAGTTAAATAAAAAGAAAAAAGTGGAATGTTTTATCAAAACGGTAACAACCGCTAATACTATGCTTGCTGACTTCTCGACAGAAGTAAATCAAATAATAAAAAACGGTGGGAAAATTATCTCTGCAATCCCTGGCACTACAACAAATTCTAACAATGCATTGGTGTACGGAGCAGTCGCAGTCCAAGCATCGTCAAACTGGTCAGAAGTATATGTCAGGTCCAATAGTAATTCTTATTCCGGATTGGGCGGAACAACTACACTTGCATTATTAGTCATCTATGAATAAGTCGCAACTCCATATATAGCCGTTATATATCCAGCGAAAATTGTATATTGAATCTGATAGTTCCACATTTTGATTTATAATAGATCCGCTCCATAGTGTTTTATCAGTATTAAAATTTTTTATTTTTTATTTAACTCAGAAAATACGGGAACGATAATTTTTCAGAACTTTTCTATAATTATATTATATTACAGAAAGGAAATTAAGTGATTATGGAAACAATGAGTGAAGAAACCATTTGCGAAGTAGTCAAAAGCTGTGCCTACGGTTACACTGTAGACGAATTGGCAGAACACTACGGCATGGAAAAAGCAGATGCAGAAAAATTCATGAAAGAGCATGCGACTGAGATTGCAGAAACGAAAGAACATTTAAAACAGGAGGGATATATTGAGTAGGGTAGTCGATGTTTCTGAACATAACGGGAACATCGACTGGACAAAAGTAAAAGCATCTGGCATTGTAGGTGCTATCATCAGATGCGGATATGGACAAGATCAGACAGGACAGGATGATAAAAAATGGCTGAGGAATGTATCTGAATGTGAACGTCTTGGCATCCCTTACGGTGTATATCTGTATTCTTACGCAAAGACTACAGGTACAGTACAGGGAGAAATCAACCATGCATTAAGACTTCTGAAGGGACATTCTCCGGCATGGCCTGTATATTTTGACAGCGAACAGCCGGGAACACAGGGCGTTGCAAAAGCCAATGCAAAAGCATTTTGTGACGCAATGGTGGCTCACGGCTATAAAGCCGGAATCTATGCGTCTACATCTTGGTACAAGAACTATATCGGTCAGACATGGGGATATTCTCTGTGGATTGCATCTTACGGCTCTAAATCTGCCGGAGTAAACGGAATTGATATGTGGCAGTACACGTCAAAGGGTTCTATTCCAGGCATTCCAGGTTATGTGGATGTGAACTATGTGTATAAGAATCTTGATGGTACTGCAAAGCCTGTGCAGAAACCGAATTCTACACAGACCACAACAGCAAAACCGACAGATGAATCTTGGAAAGGTGACAAGAGATATTACCTGGAAAACACCCGTGTAGGGGCATGGCAGAAAGCTATGAACATAGGATTTGACACTAGAGAATTATCTGAAGATAACAAATTCGGCACCAAATCACAGGATTTTGCTAAAAAGCATATCTTATGGTCGGGACAGACGCACAACTGTATCACGGCTATCAGATGGCTTAGACGCACACTCAGAGACGTATATGGCTTTACAAAGCTGTCTTATAATGAGGGATGGACAGATTATCTGACAACATGTGTGAAGAAGTTCCAGAACAACAGGGAGCTTACACCGGACGGAAAAGTAGGACTTATCACGACCTACTGGCTCTTATCCGGCGTTGTGAAATAAGATAAGAGCAAATATTCTTTACATACAATACCAAAAATCCCACTACTGATTACTCGCCAGTAGTGGGATTTTTTTCTTTTTCTATAAAATGATAGATTGGGAGTAAAATCCCGATATATCCTTTTTTGTACATGACATTCATTAGTGATTTCATTCCAATTGCGCTTTCGATAGAGCTTTGAATGGAAATTATATCATTTATCCTGGTCCCATGCATCGGTTTTAATTTTAGAACAACATATTGATTTGTGCATAATGAACCATCTATCATAACCATTAATCCAATTTCACTATATGCATGTATGATTTTATCGGAAACTTCCTTGATTTTTTCATCCGATACAATTTGACTTATGACAGAATCATTCGTAAGATTGTCAAATCGTTTTTCGTTATATTTTACATTTTCACCTGTTACATCGTCTGTATAATTTTGCTCTTTGTCCAGTTCGCAATTTGCAACACACAAAGCAGCGAAAGCAGTAGAAAAATCCTTTATATGTTCATTATCCTGCTTCTCACTTTTGTTAATATGTTCAGATGGAATCTCTATATTATCTATCTTAATTTCTTTTTCTGAAACAGTTTTCCTTTCGACATCCAATTTGTTTAAGTCTTCGACAAGAGTTTTGTACTCATTTTCAAGAACAGCATTGGCACGATCGGTTAGAGATTTTTCTTTTGCAAGATGATATATACAATTATCAAATTGCAAAGTGTCAGTGTCTTTTTTCTTGTCTTTTTTTATCAAATATGATAATAGATATGTTAACCCGCCAAAAAATGCTATATTTATTATGAATAAGAATATAGTACCAATTATACCATTTTCTTTCACACACATTGTCCAGTTTGTGAAAAGATTAATCGTCTGAAAGAGCGTTAATATTCCAAAGAAAATTTCTGCCAATACAAGCATTGTAATTTTAAATCCAGGAGAATCATGTTGTACAGAAGCTTTCTCTGAATTCTTTTGAAAAGTATAGAGCCTTTCTTTCCTTTTTTTCTTCCTAAGTTCTTTCTTGCGCTTTTTAGCACGCTTCTTCTGCATTTTTCGGTTGTAAGCAGTTCTTGTTACAGCACGCTTTATGTAATGATATTGGCTCGGACGCATTTCAACAGCTCCTTATTATCTTTTTAAGAAGTATATAGTATGCTATAATTATATTCTATTAAGTATTTTTCTTTTCTTTTCTTCGAATTCTTGCTTATTGATTGCTCCACAGTCAAGAAGTTCTTTTAATGCTTTTAACTGATTTAGATCATTTGCAACTTCTGCGGTAGATTCTGGTTTTTCACTTATCTTTTTGTTTAGAAAATCCATAAATTCTTTATATCTTTTTTTGTAATCTTTTCCTACAACCGAAAGAAGTAAAGAATTTGGATCATTTTTAACCGCCTTCTTCCAGCCTTTGTCCATCCATTTTATTTGCTTGGCCTGCTCTCCCGGAATTATAAATTGTATATATCCAGGTCCCCACCAAACACTTGGTTCCTTGCATGTTATACCACTAATGTTTTGATAATAGAATTTTCTCCCTTGTTTTCGAGAATCTGTTACATACATAGGAATAATCTCTACATATTCATCACAAGCAACAAGTTTCCCGAAAAAGCTATCTAATTCCAAGACCTTTTTATTCTGCATATAAGTACCTCCGCATACATAGTATGCTATCTTCTTAATACCGCAATCACAACTCCAAACCTTACCCATTGTTCCATGTCTTCAAAACTATTCGGATCAACTTCTATGACATCACCGAAGCCGTTGATCGGGACTAACTTTGTCTTACCTCTCTGTACATACCGCCTTATATACGCACGTCCTGTTTCTTTGTGTATAATAATCACGGTATCACCGTTTCTTGGTACTCTTTTGGATATGCAAATGATATCACCCTTTACATATACAGGGAGCAAGTGGTTGCTCGTTATCTTTATACCACAATGTAACGTCTCACCGTACTTTTTTATGTATTCCGGGCAGTATATCCGTTCTTCGTGTGAGGAATCCAATATCATACCGTCAGCCATCTCACCAGTGGGGCATAGAACATCCAACATGTTTTCTGGATCCGTTTCCAATACTTTCATAGAGAGTTCATAGTCCATCTTACCAAGAATATACGCACGTTGCCTGTCGGTCAATTGCCTGTACTTTCCCAATACCTCGTATTCCTTAGAAGAACACCCTAAGAGATCAGGGATAGGTTTGTGCGTTAGTTCCGACAACCTTAGTGCTAAGAAAACGTCAAGATTATTAGTCTTCCGTGAAACGATGTTTTTGTATGTGGACACAGATACACCCAGCATCTTAGAAAAGAGAACTTGCGTAAAATCAAGGTTCTTCCGCTCTTCTTCGATGTTATGTGCAAAGTTATCCAACATTTCGTTTTTCGTTAGCATTATGTCACATCCTGTCGAAAAGGCTAATATCTTGGCTATTTTTCATTCTTTTTGTAAGAAAAATACGATATTTTGGCCAACATCTTGACTATAGTTTCGAGTTATAATCTATGTAGGTATTACAATGTATTATTATAAGACAAAAATGGCACTTGTCAAGCCATTGATAGGAGGTAATCTAATGGGAAAGGACGAAATGAACAGCAAGAGCAACAAAACATGGACGGATACTTATGAAAACGAAATCAAGCGGATGATAAAAGGCATCCGTGACCCCCGCCTAATGAGGTACATCTATCTTATAGTAAAAGATGCTATCAGCGAAAACATTGACAGATAACAAACATATGTTCTATAATGTAGGTAATCGCTACTGGAATGACGTGTCGGGATATTGGAGGGATTTATGTGGATGAAAAGAAACGCAAAGAAGAACTTATTAAAATGATAGAAAACATAAAAGATGCAGATACAATCAAGTATCTGCATACATTCATAAAAACTTTTTTGGAAGAGTGGGGTTAATCCTCGCTCTTTCTTTTTAACATTGAATCGACCATATCAATAATAATTTTTCTGTCCCTTTCGGTTAGAAGAGCTATCTTTTTTAGAAGTTTAGCGTCTTGCTCTGCTAAACTTTCGGGCGGTGCGTCTATTTTTTTCATTGGCACATCGAACCCCATAAGCCATAACGGTTCAACTTTTAGTACCTTTGCCATCTTCCCACTGCTTATGTTCGATGGTGCATGCATACCGCTTAAATATTGGCTGATAGAAGCTTTTGAGACTTCGCTTTTCTCGGCTAATTCCTGCGGTATCATATTATTGTTATCCAAGGCTTTTTTCAGTCGTTTCGCTGTGATTTCATTCTTCATTTTGTATACCTCCTTTCCTCTATATAGTAGCATAACAAAGTTAAACTTTCAACACAAAAAGTTTAATTATTTTAAACTAAAGTGTTGACAAAATAGTTAAATGGCGTTAAACTATAGTCAGAAACAAACGAAAGGAGGAAAGCAAATGCCTTACACTTATAACAAACTTAGAGGTAGAATTATTGAAAAATATGGTTCACAGTCAGCTTTTGCCGATGAAATCGGAAGAAGCCAAGTATCTGTATCAAGAAAGTTGCAGTGTAAATCCGAATTTTCACAAGAAGATATGAACACATGGGCGAGATTCCTTGACATTGGGTTAAGTGAATATGGGGTATATTTTTTTACCTAAAAGTTTAACATCGTTAAACCGTGATTGGGTATTAGGAGGTAAAAAGTGAATACAGGAGGTGATAGCGTGGAATACAGTCCATTAGGCAATGGAAAGCCAATATCCCAGAAAGTGAGCGGTAATTGTGTAGAAACTATTTTCGAAAGAACAAACGGATTGAAGTCGGAATATGATGTTTACGTAAACTGGATGATGACGGATCAGATAGCGAAAGTTTCATTTCGGTTGCCTTTCCGCGATTGGCAGACGCTTGAAAAGTCTGAGGTTTGGAAAAATCTGGATGAATTTCTGGCGGAAGTTCAAACCGAATATATTCCGAAGTGCCACCACGACCCACCAGTTGTAGAGGAAAAGGTTGTGTATAAAAGTCTTTCAGACAAGGTACGTGCATACGTTCGTGATAAATTGACTCGGCAATAGCACGTTCTTTTGAACACGAATAATGTTCGCCATCGTAAATATAAGAGATGTTCACAATGGAAATAGCAGTGGTGGAATGATTGATAATTTCGAAATGGACAATCAAATCATGATCTTCGTTTAGCGTATATCCCAACGGAATAAATTCTACTTTCTTTCGGGATTGGAATATGCTCCTGGCAGTACCGACAGCACCGAAAACTGCGATAGCAAAAGTTACATTTTCTCTTGTGAATAATTCTTGCATGAAATTAAAAATTGCGTGCATTATACAACCTCTTTTCTTTAGCATTTGAAAAATTATAACACAAAAAAGGGTGATAGCGAAGATGAAAACAACAATTGAATACAGGGAGGTGACAACATGGAACAGGACAAACTTTTAAAAGTAGATAAAACCATTGAAAAACTGTGTGACTTTTTGCAGAAAGAAACAGAACGTGCTGAATCTATTTATGAAAGTCAGGAATTGGCCGAAATGACAAAAGCTCTGGCTGAGCTGATGTCTGCCAGAGCAAAGTTTAATTAGTCTTCCTTTTCACTTTTCTGAATTACTCGGCATGGCAGTGCCTGTATAAACAGTATAGGAGAATCCAGAAGAAAAGACAAGGAGAGTGATGGCAAAGATGAAAAGAAAGCTAGATCAATCAACGGTGGCAATAATCATCGGAGTTGCATCAATCTTAATAAATCTCATTTTTAGCGGAAAAGACTTATTAAGAAATATACGTTGGTTATTATCTTATTTGGTTTAGGAGATGAAAAATGAAAGAATATGAATTTTGTATATTATGGCTTATGGCAATTGTGATGCAATTACAAATTCGAATTATCAACAAGAGACTTGAGACTATAAAACAGTCATACAACACTACTGGAAAAAAGATTGAATGGTAGATAAAAAGTCAGAAACATCCGGCACAGTTGGAAGACAAAAACGCAAGAAAAAAGCCTAAAAATATTTATTTTTCAATGTATTCAAATTATTGGAAAGGTAAATGCGAAAATGGTAGTTGATTTTTGTTCAAATCGCAAGCCACTTAGCAAGCCACAACCCTTGAAAAATAAGGGCGAAACGGCAACTGGTCGCAAGCCAAACGTCACTCAGATAACAATCAATTGACAAGCCAAAATTAAAGAAATTTTCAAAAAATCGAAAATTTTGACAAGCCAGTTGACAAGCAAATAACAAGCTAAAACCCTTGAAAAATAAGGCAAAACCGCTTGTCAAGTGAAAACGGTTAGCAAGCCACACAACAATCCATTAACAATCAATTCGCAAGCCAGTTGACAACAATAGAAGAATATAAAGAAGAATAAGAATAAAAAGAATATAGATATATGTCAGACACAATCGGTCTGACGATAAAAGGGACATAAAAAGTGCCCCGCTGGTACTGGCATACCAGACAGGGCGGTGTACCGCTAAAGAACACTTAGCGAATACAGGTTGATTATAACACATTCTCCTGTAATTCGCAAATCTGAAGAACAGGAGGAAGCACACATGACAATGGCAACAGAGATCATCCGCAAGTTGAAAAGAAAAGTAATCTTTTGGCGTTGCTTATGGTTAGTCACATTTATTGCAATGCTGATACTTATGATTGGGTAGGAGGTAGAGAGCATGGAAGACAAGCTTAACTACTACAGGATAGCACTTGTGATAACGCTATACGCATTGGCGGTTATGATAGCCGGATGTGTATAAAAAAAGAGTGCCGATGGATAAAATCCAGTCAAGCACTCAGAAAAACATTCAAGAAAATTATAACACATGAAAGGAGATTTGAACATGGGAGAAGAGAAAAAAGAAAACGATACAAGGGCAATGCTACAGGAGTATATAGAACTTGGTAAAAAACTGAACACGGAAAAAGTGATGGAATCATACGCTTATATGCATGGACAGTTAGAAACTTTAAGGAGATATGTAATGAGCCATGAATACATAGACAGCAAAGATATAATCGCAATGATGGGGTGGGATGAAGATGGAGAGCATTAAAGGCTATGACCATTGGAAGACCATACCGCCGGAGCCGGAAGAAGAAAAACAGGAATACTGCACATGCTGTGGAAGACCTGTATACATTGGTGACAGCTTATACACATTTGACGGACAGGTGCTGTGTGAAGAATGTGTGAAAGAGATCACAGGAGGAAAAGAAGATGGCAGAGATATGGATGATCTGCAAACCGGACTTAGAATACCGTATCGGGGCATATGCCTATGAAACAGATATGGACAAGGCTTATGTGCATAAGCTTGCCGACAAGGTAGCAGAAAAAAACAAGTGTAAAACAATCGTGAAAGAACTTTAGGAGGTAAACGAAATGCAAAAATTGGAATTGACCATAAATCAGACGATGGGGGTTATCACCGGAAACTTTGAGGACATTAAGAAATCTCTTGAAACAGAGATGGCAGTGTATGAGACAAAGCAGTTTGCAGAAGAGGATAAGCAGAAAGCCAAAGGTGATTTGGCAGACCTCAGAAAGCTGAGAAAGGCAGTGAACGACCGCAAGGTTGAAGTGAAGAAAGAGTACATGAAGCCTTATGAAGTGTTTGAGGGCAAGGTGAAAGAGCTGATCGGAGTGATTGATAAACCTATCGCACTGATTGACGGACAGGTGAAAGAGTTTGAAGCAAAACGTGTAGAAGAGAAAAAAGCAGAAATCCAGAACCTGTACAACGAATTTGTGGAAGAAGAACTGCATGATTACATCCCACTGGAAAAAATCTACGGTGAGAAGTGGACAAATGCATCCACCACGATGAAATCTATCCGGGAAGAGATAAACTCAAAGGTTATGCAGACCAGACAGGATATTGCAACCATTAAGGCTATGAAGTCTGAAAAAGAGGAACAGGCGTTGAACCTGTACATGGAGAACAACAACCTTGCTCTTGCTATCCAGATTATTAACCGCTACGAACAGGAAAAAGCGGAAATCTTACGGAGAAAAGAGAAAGAGGAACAGGAAAGACGTGATCGTGAACTCGAAAGAGAACGCGAGAGGGTAAGAGAAGAAGAACGTGCCAGAATCCGTGAAGAGGAAAGACTTAAGACAGAAGCAGAACAGAAAGTCATCGACCAGATCAAGACGGTGGACGAAGTGAAAGCAGCGGAATTCACCACGGAAGATTCGAAGACGGTAGTATTTACGGTTAAGGCTACGGATGCAGAACTGGAAGAGATTGAAATGGCATTAACTTCTCTAGGCGTTTACTTTGAAAGGAAAGATGTGTAATGGCAGAAGAAAAGAGCAAACGTGAACTTGATATCACAGAGAAGCTTTCCGAGATCCAGACAAGAATGGATGTACCGAAAGACAAGCATAACGATTTTGGTGGATACGATTACAGAAGCGCAGAGAGTATCTTGAATGAGTTCAAGAAATATTCAAGGGAATACAATGTATCTCTTACGCTGAAAGATGAAATCGTGGAGATAGCCGGAAGAGTATACGTGAAATCGACAGCAACATTTATCGACTGCGAAAATGGTGGAGAAATATCTGTTCCGGCGTATGCACGGGAGCCGGAGACGAAACCGAAGATGGACGAATCACAGGTTACGGGATCCGCATCAAGCTACGCCAGAAAGTACGCCATGAACGCATTATTTCTTCTGGATGATGTAAAGGATCCTGAAACGAACGAATACGCACAGCAGACGGGAGCCGATAAAAAGAGCGGTGGAAAGAAAGAACAGAAAGCCAATGACGGAAAGATTACACAAGGGCAGATAAAAGAACTTCGGAAGATATTTGAAAAAAACAAAATTGATGAAGTAAAGGCTATAGCCGGATACAGTGCACAGAAGATTGAAGATCTGACGCAACAGCAGTACGGGTGGTTCCGTGATAATCAGGAAGAAGCCAGAAAGATGTTTGGTGTGTAAATGGACTATACAGGTACTTTTGATAGCTTGGCGGTGGATTTTGCCACCAATAAGCAAAAAGCCAGTCTAACGCTAAACGAAGACGCGAGACAGGCATTTGAGAACCTTAGAGGTAAGCAGATTACAATAACGATTAAGGCATACAAGAAAAAAAGAAGCCTCGATGCAAACTCTTATTTCCATGTACTGGTTGGAAAGATTGCAGATGCGACCGGGAACAGCAAGGTGTACATAAAGAATAAGCTAATAGCGGAATATGGACAGTACGAAACCATTAACGGTGCATTAGTTCCGCTCCCATTGGACGATGATATAGACGCATACAATGTGGAATTTGTTCATCTGCAACCTACGTCTAGGACAACCACCAATCAGAAAGGAAAAGTATTCCGGGTGAATCTGGTAATGCGAGGTTCACATACTTACGATACCGATGAAATGTCAAAACTGATTGACGGGACTGTGTACGAAGCGAAAGAACTTGGAATAGAGACAATGACACCGAACCAGATTCAAGAGATGAAAGAAAGATGGGGTATGAAGATTGGCGAAAAGACTTAAAAGCGTATTCACTGACGATATGGAGCACTGCTACTTTACAGGGAGTCCAAACTGCCACAGGCACCACATTTTCTATGGCCCGTACAGAAAAAAATCGGAAGAATACGGATTTGTGATACCGTTAGCAACACATTTACACGAATTTACGCCCGAAAGCGTACACGGGAACCCGAACAAGGGATTGGACTTAGAACTTAAGCAGATGGCACAGAGATATTTTAAAGAACACTACGGGACGAGAGAAGAGTTCATACAGGTGTTCGGAAAGAACAGGTTGTAACCAAATAAATATAGATTCATGTGGCAAAAATGGAACTATTAACAGGTTCTAACGCATATCATCTCACCCATTCGATATGCACAGCACAAGATATTGTATCACGGCCGGAGAAGCCACACTCCGGCAGAAAGGAGAAAAGCGTTGGGAAAGAATAGAGAGACGGCAGAAAGCTATTTTATCCGAATATCAGATGGGCATAGGAATGCAATACAAAGACCAGCAGACCCAAATGTGGATAGAATTTTACGGAGAATGATAGAAAAAGCAAACTGTGATGGCGATTGCATCGTAAATACAGGAAAGGGGATATTCAGACCAATACCGAGTGACCCAATAGACACAAGTATGTATCACGAATATGTCAATAAAGATTTGTCAAGGGCGAGGGCGACACTTAAAAAAAGAAAATGTATGTCACAGACATTCAAAAGTTGGAAAGATGCGGGGGAATACAATGCATTACATACTAATCATAAAAGGGAAACTGAACAACATGAATGATTATATCCGGGCACTGAATACTAACAGGTACAAGGGTGCGGATATGAAGAAAGATAATGAATCCCGTGTCATACAAGCTATATATGAGCAATTTGGAAGATTGCGAATAACAAGAAAGGTACGGATGCATTACCGATGGTATGAACCGGATAAGAGACGTGATTTGGATAATGTGAGCGCATTTGGGCGAAAGTGCATCCAAGATGCATTAGTAGATACCAAAGTCTTACAGGACGATGGATGGAAAAACATAGTGGGATTCACGGATGAATTCTATGTTGATAAGAAAAATCCGAGAATTGAGGTGGATATTGAAGAGGTGTGAGCGATTACATAAAACTTAGCAGAAAGATACTGGACTGGGACTGGTATACAGACGTAAATACATGCCATCTGTTCTTGCACATGCTATTAAAAGCGAATTGGAAAGACGCAAGCTATCGTGGCGAAGAGATAAAAAAAGGATCATTTGTTGCATCGATAGACAAATTGGCAAAAGGAACAGGAATGAGCGAAAGCAAGGTAAAGACAGCATTAAAGCACCTGGAAAAGACGGGAGAAATCACATGCAAAAGTACCAACCGATATACCGTATACACGGTGAATAACTATGCAAGATACCAGACCGAACAGAAGAATGAAAAAAAAGATAAGCCGACCAGACAGGAAGAAAAGCCGGAGAAAGACAATGGATCCGTTGAAGCTGTCATAAAAGCCTGGAACGATTTGGAAAGCTACGGGATAAAACCTGTAAAGAAGATAGAAAAGACTTCGAAGAGATATCAGAACTTGCAAGCGAGGTTGGAAAGCAACGGTTTGGAAGATGTCTTGCAAGCTGTGGAAAATGTGAAGAAAAGCAAGTACTTACAGGGAAAAATAAAGAACTGGAAGATAACATTCGACTGGTTTGTGTTACCGAACAATTTTACAAAAGTGTCTGAGGGACAGTACGAGGATAGCGGACAGGAGAAGAAAGGGTTCAACAATTTCAATGGTCGGAACTATGACATGAATGATCTTGAAAGGAAATTAATTAGGTAAGGAAAAGATGAAAGAAAAAGTAATCAAGGTTAAAAAGGAAAAAGTGAGGGATGTATGGGTATACGTGTGGCAAAACAGAGATATTTCAGAACGTAAAGCTGAAATAATAAAAGAAGTTAAAACGATGCAGAAAGAGAACTTCGTAATAGAAGAAAGAGTATACTATTGGCTTAAATATAGTAGTCCTAATGGGTCATATACCACGGAGAAATGGATTAAAGGGGTGAATGACGGAGAACCATCAAAAAATTGTAGATGGTTATGGTTACATGAAAAGGATATAAAAAAAGCAGTGAAAATATTCTTAGACCATACTTGCTGGAATGCACAGAAAAGATTGGATGAGGCGAGAAATAGAGCAGACGAATTGAACAAAATTGCCGAAAAGTACGATCTCGACATCAGAATTAAATAAAAAACAGGAGGTAAAAAAGAAATATGGAAAAACCGGATGGATGCACTTATCCAAACTGTTTTATCTGCCCTTTGGCAGACTGTAGTTGGGCGAGTGCCAAAGCAGAGTTACCAGGAGAAACAAAGAAAAAGCGGAGAATAGTAAGACGTAGCAAAAAGAACGCTGTTCGGAGGTGACTTTGTGACAAGACAGGAACAGGCTATTGAGGATTTTAAACGGAAACCACATTATGCGGATCCTTTTGAATACTTAAAGCAGAAGAAACAGGAGGAAAGTAAAAATGAGCAAAAGCAATATATTGGAATTAGCTAGAAAATTAGTAGCAGCTATCGAGAAAGAAGACCAGAAAAACAAAGTGATGCTGAAAGATATTCCGGTTGGTGGAAAGTTTGATACTGGAATTGGACGATTTATTGTGTTGGAACAGAAAGAAGATTGCACTGTAGTTATTACAGAAGACTTATATCGTGAAGATGTGAAATTTGATGATGATTGTACAGATTACAGGAAATCATCATTAAGAGAACTGTGCGAAGGCGAAATTCTCAATGAGTTTTCTGATGAATTCGGAGGAGAAAATATTTGTACAAATGAAGCCGGATTAGTAACAGTTGATGGACAGGAAGTATTTGGAAAACTCTTGACAAAAGTAAGACCTCTGACATTTGACGAAGCACGTGAATACAATGATCTGCTTGTAAACAAAGGCCTTCCGGATTGGTACTGGACTTGCACATCTTGGAGTACGAAAGAAAGAGGATGGGAGTATTCAGTAGCGGTTGTTTCGCCGTCCGGTTACTTCAACTACGGTAACTGCAGCAACAGTTTCGGCGTTCGCCCATTTTGTATCTTAAAATCTAATATCTTTGTATCCAAAGTTGAGGAGGAGTAAATCATGATGACGTTAAAAGAATTCGGAGAAAACCTTAAAAATCTTAATGCAGCTTATGAGCAGTTAAGAAAAAAATACCAGAAGCCGGAAAACGGAAAGACGATTGAAGTTGCCGGTATTAACTGGCTGGTGCTGGACAAGCTTGAAAATGGATATTTTGCAATTTCGGAAGATTTTTACGGAAGAGACAGAAAGTTTGATGATAATTGCAACGATTGGAAATCCAGTGATTTGAGAAATGAGTTAAACACTGATCTCCGCAAAAAGATTGAAAATGAGTTGGGAGTGGATTCGCTGGTCGAGTTTGAACGCAATTTACTTTCATTAGATGGTCAGGCGGAATATGGAACTTGTAGAGATTATGTTTCGCTTATTTCTGTGGATGAATACCGGAAGTATAGAAAGTTCCTGCCGAATAGGAGTAAATGGTGGTGGACACTTACACCAGACAGCACGGCTTGTAATAATGATGACACCTATGTTCGGGTTGTTTCGCCGTCCGGTTGCATCTGCAACAATAACTGCAGCGGCAGTGACGGCGTTCGCCCAGTTTGTATCTTTTCCTCTTCAATCTTTGAATCTTGTGAGGAAGATGATGATTAATGGCAGAGAATGATCTGAAAGTAATTCAAAAGGCGAAGGAACTGGCCACCCATACATTGAAAGTGACCAGTAATGCCAACCGATATCCAAAAAAATATAGATTTTCACTTGTTGATAAAATGCAGAATAAGTCAATGGAAATCTATGAAATGCTCTTTGAAGCGAATAGAACGGATATCAAGAATTATAAAAGAGATCGACTTGAGATGCAGACAAAGGCAATTGCATATTGCGATGAACTACTTTTCTACATAGAGATGTCCTATGAGCTAAATATCATCAGTGAAAAAAGCGTGGAATATTGGTCAAAGTTGGTATCTGATGTAAAACATATGGCTATTGCATGGAGAACCAAAGACCGGAAAAGATAAATACACTTTAGGTTCGTTTCCGTTAAGCGGTTGTTTCGCCGTCCGGTAACATCAACAACAATAACTACAACAACAGTAACGGCGTTCGCCCATTCTGTATTACAGGGAGTCAGAGTAGGCATCAAGCCGAAATCGGGAAAGATACAAAAAGGAAACGGACCTTCCTCTTAGAGGTAAATATAAAGGAGTACCAATGGATAAAGAAATTGTCACGGATTATGGGGATCTGTACCGGGCTTATAAGAAAGCGAAGTCGGGTAAGAAATTTAATAGCAGCACTGCAAGATTTTCTAATGTGGCTTTAGATGGGATTAATATTCTGAAAGAGCAGTTAGAGAATCAGACATATACAGTTGCTCCGTATAACCGGTTCGAAATATATGAGCCGAAGCAAAGAGTAATTGAGTCATGTTCATTCAAGGATAAAGTAGTGCAACACGTACTCTGTGACAATATTCTGCATCCAAAATTGAAGAATGTGTTTATTAAATACAATTCTGCCGGACAGATAGGAAAAGGAACGCTATATGCATTAGATGGCTTAAGAGATCACATGGAATCGTTCTATCAGAGACATGGCGTTGATGGCTGGGTACTAAAATGCGATATCAGACATTTCTTTTACGAAATTGACCATGAAATACTGAAAGATATTGTAGATTATTTCTTCCCAGACCCGTACACAACGTGGCTGAATCATACATTGATTGACAACAGCGAGAATCCTGGCTTGCCACTCGGTAATCAAGCCGGACAGGTATATGCCTTGCTTATGGTTCATGCAGTTGACTGTATGGTAACGGGCGAACTTGGAATAACTGAATATGGAAGATATATGGACGATTTCTACTTGATTCATCAAGATAAGGAATATTTGAAATGGTGTTTTGAATGTATCAGAGAAATGCTAAAAACACTTGGACTTGAATTGAACGGAAAGACACAGATCATACCGTTTAGAAAAGGAATGCGATATTTGGGATTTCACCATTACATGACTGCTGACGGGAAATATATTCGAAAGTTGACTGGAGAGAACAAACGGAAGAATAAGAAGAAATTTCGAAAACTGGTAAAAGATGTGAAAGCCGGGAAACTCACGGAGAAAAAATTCTATGAGAAATATAATTCATGGAAGAACCATGCATTACATGGAAATTGTATCAAGTTGGCTCACAGTATGGATCTGTATATAGAGGAATTGATGAAAGAGGTGACATAGTGACACGACAGGAACAGGAAGATCAGGAACAGGAACAATATCTTGCGGAGTGGTCTAAAAAGCAGAAAGAGAAGCGAGAAAAGAAGAAACGAAAGTTTCGACTTAGGAGGGATAGAAAGTGAAATATAAGGTTGGAGATAAGGTAAAAGTAAGAGAAAACTTACCTTTGTATATGAAAGCTCACTGTGTATCTACTTTTAGTCCAGAAACATTGAAGTATAACGGAATGATAGTTACGGTTAGTGAAGTGAAAAAAGATCAATACAAAATTGAAGAGGATAAAGGCTTTTACGATTGGTATGAAGATATGCTTGAACCAGTAGAAGAAATGAGTGCAGAAGAAGCTATTAGGCTGTATGCAAAAATGTGCAAAGACAGCAATTGCGATGTTTGTCCAGTCTATGAAAAAAGTGGAAAGTGTGGCTGTGAAGAATTTGCAATCAATCATCCAGAAAAGGTTATTGAAAGTCTCAAGCAGTGGAAAGCAGACCATGAGAAAAAGCCGATTGAGACAAAATGGGTATGGTATGTGAAAATCATTGAAGCTGATACGCATTTGCTGAAACATGAAGAGTTGTTGAAAACTGATTTCAGTATTCCAATGGATAAGAAAAAAGAAGAAATTCTCAAGAAATACTGTTCTGAACATGATGGAAAATATTATGTAACCGATGAACGTAGATGCGTAGTAAAGGAGTAACTATGAACACAGGAGAAAATGAGGTGAAGTGACATGAAAATCAGAGAGTTAGCCGAATATTGCAGTTCAATAGAAATTGACTGTGACAAATGTGAGCACAAAGAACTGTGTGATGGACTGCAATACAAACTGGAAGATATTTCACCACTTGGCTTAATTAATCTTGTGGACGAAAATACAGAGTTGGATTAAAAACAATCAGAAAGGAGTACGGAGCTCCGGCCGGGCAAAGATATATCGGCTCCTTTCGAAGATATGAAAGATTTAATTATAGACGCATTTGCCGGTGGTGGAGGTGCATCTGTAGGAATAGAAATGGCACTTGGAAGACCTGTAGACATAGCCATCAACCATGATCCAGACGCCATTTTGATGCATAAGACCAACCACCCGGATACACTACATCTGACAGAAGATATTTTTAAAGTTAATTTGAAAAAATATGTAAAAGGACAACACGTGGCTCTTATGTGGGCGAGCCCAGACTGTACAAGTCATTCAAAAGCAAAGGGCGGTAAGCCAAGAGAGAAAGGCTTGAGGATACTTCCGTGGGCGGTATATAAGCACGCAAAAGCTATTCTGCCGGATGTAATTCTTATGGAGAACGTAGAAGAAATACAACAGTGGGGTCCGCTGGATGAAAAAGGATATCCAATTCCAGAGAGAAAAGGCGAGGATTACAAGAAATTTATTACGGCAATGAAGAGTCTTGGATACATATTCGAGTGCCGGGAACTGGTAGCTGCGGACTACGGAGCACCGACCACAAGAAAGAGATGGTATGCGGTATTCCGTAGAGATGGAAAAGAAATTAGATGGCCGAAGCAAACTCACAGTGCTGACGGCATTGGATTTAAGAAGTGGAAACCTTGTGGAGATTATATTGACTGGTCAGACCTTGGAAGTTCGATATTTGAGCGAAAGAAGCCACTTGCAGAAGCTACACAGAAGAGAATCGCAAACGGTATCAAGAAATACATTATCGATGCAGAATCTCCTTATATCGTGAGGAATGGAGAAGCACTTGCATACATCATCCAGTATCACGGAGAGACAAGAGCCGGTGATTCAAGAGGACAGCTTTTGACAGAGCCAATTAAGACGATTGATACATCGAATAGATACGGACTTGTGACAGCATTTATCACGAAGTATTACAAGACGGGGATTGGACAGGGGTGTGATGAACCATTACATACAATTACGACATCTCCGGGGCATTTCGGATTGGTATCTGCATTTCTGATTAAGTATTACGGCGGTGGGTGCGGACAGACTTTGGATAGACCGCTTGATACGATCACGACAAAAGATCGGTTCGGACTGGTGAATGTGATTCTGGATATCAAAGGTGAAAAATACATCATATCTGATATCTTTTTGCGGATGCTGAAACCGGAAGAGCTGAAAGTAATGCAAGGTTTCCCGAAAGATTACATTATCGACAGAGATTATAACTGGAAGAAATATCCGATTGCAAAACAGGTGGCAAGAATCGGAAATAGCGTAGTGCCGATCATGGCAGAGAAGCTTGTAGAAGCGAACTGTCCGTATCTTAAGGTCGGCGAGAGAGTACCGAACTTGATTATAGATGATACACAGGAACAATTAAGATTTGCGTAGGTGAAGAAATGAGAATAGCACTAATTGACGTAGACGGACACAATTTTCCGAATCTTCCGCTGATGAAACTGTCGGCATGGCATAAACAGAACGAAGATCAAGTTGAGTGGTACGATCCGCTGACTGCATGGCTGAATCCACCAGACAGGGTATATATGAGCAAGGTATTTACATTCACGGAAGATTATCCTCATCCAGTGTGTGCTGGAGAAATAATCAAAGGCGGTACGGGTTATGAATATCCGTCTGGTGGCAAGCCGCTGCCGGATGAAATCGAACATATCTATCCAGATTACAGCCTGTATCCAGAACTATGTAGAGATACCGCCTACGGGTTCTTGACAAGAGGATGTCCAAGAGGTTGTGATTTCTGCATTGTGAAAAAGAAAGAAGGGCAGAAGAGTCGGAAGGTAGCTGATTTGTCCGAGTTCTGGCGTGGTCAGAGGAATATCGTTCTACTGGATCCAAATATGTTCGCTTGCATGGAATGGAAAGAACTGAGCCAGCAGCTTATTGATAGCAAGGCTTGGATAGATTTCTCACAGGGATGCGACATAAGGATTATGACCGAAGAAAAGGCAGAATACATCAAACGAATGAAGATTAAGCAGATTCATTTTGCATGGGATAGATATCAGGACAAAGATATCATTGTTCCAAAATTCCAGATGTTTCAAAAACTAACTGGATGGGGCAGAGGGAAAATGACGGTATATGTCTTGTGTGGATTTGACACAACATTGGAGCAAGACCTTGATCGGATATATACGTTAAGAGATTTAGGATACGCACCATATGTGATGATATACGACAAATACAAATTAAAGAAACGTGATCAGCTGAAAAGAATGCAGAGATGGGTAAATTCCAGATTCGCATTCATGGCGTGTGAGCGGTTCGAAGATTATACAGGGTAGGTGAGAAAAATGTACATTGAATTAAAAAAGATAGACAAAAACACATTGAAAGTCGGTGATGTGGTTGGTGTTGCAAGAAAGGTCGGAGCTGGATATATATCAAGTTTTAGGCATGATCGCATCATTCCAGCAACAATTACCAGAATCACACCGAAGAGAACAAAAATTACGACAGATAAATTCGGCGACCATGACAGGCATGAAAAATTCTATGAATATAACTATAATGCAGAGAAAGAGAATGAGCTGGCAGAGGAATTTTGCCAGATAAAAGACGGAGTATATGAACTTTATGAGTTCAAAAGAGAAGGCTTGGACAGGATCAGCGATAAAGATTTGCCGGAAGTAGCAGAGCATATGAAAGCAATTACAGAGATTTTGGAGAAATACAAGGAGTAGCAATGTTTGAAGAATTATATAAATTCATATTCAGATTGCATTACGGGATAAAGTTCATGCCGGAAAAGGATTTTGATGAGCTTTTATCTCGGTGCGACTGGGAGCAAAAGATGTATGCATTGTGCTTTAGATATTTGTAAACGTGGAGAAAAATCATGAAAGTACTGTGACAATTGAATATTGATGTAAAAGTCAGTATTCAATTGTCGGGAGAAAGGAAGAAAATTATGCATTACTGTATACATTTATTAACTAAACAATTACCTACAGAAAAGGAAATTGAAAAAATTATGGAACCATATAGTTGGGATTCGATAGACGATGAAGATACGGACGATGAGAAGAAAAAAATAGAATATCCGGTGTTTACGTGGGATTGGTATCAGATTGGCGGAAGATACAGTGCTTGCCTCAAACTGAAAGTAGATGGAGAAGATTCAGAAAACAGAGAGCATTATAACTGGGGGTATTTGGAAAACAATCCAAGAAACGAAAGACTGTTCCATTCTGCGCTGTTAAGCGAATTAAAAAGAAATGCAAAAGTACCATTTGCGTATACAGAAGAATCATATTTCCCAAATATGGGATACCGTGATGGATACATTCTTGTTGACGGAGCAAGACAGAAAGACATCTTGAATCTGGACGAGCTCGGATGCTTTGGATGCGTTTTGCCAGACGGATCAGCGATTGCCAGAGAATCGTGGACTGGTAATGGATTTGTCGAAGATGATAAGTTCGAAGAGGAATATAAGAAAGCGGTAGCTGATAACATGGATGGATTCCTTACTGTACTGGATATACATGATTGATGGAGGAGTGTTATGGGATTAACAATAAACAGCAAAAATCACAGCATTGACTTGAGCTATTCCGGGTTTTACCGACTTCGTGTAAAAGTAGCGGAGTTAACTGCACCAGATATCTATGAACATTATAAAAAACTTAATGATTGGAGATATGTACTGGTTAGCAAAGGCGAGAACTTTTCCACAGAGTATGACAAGAAAATCGTGGAACTTGATGAAAAGTACGATGGAAAATATACAAAGGTCCTTGAATTCTTATACACGAGCGACAGTCACGGAGAAGCTGATGCAGAACACTGCAAATCTGTATACGAAATTATAAAAGAATATGATGATGATATTATCTATGGATATCGTAGTGGTATAGAAGCTGTACTATTCAAAAATGTTAAACAGTTGATAAAAGATGGTGCGGATACAGGAACTGGAATTGAATGGTATTAAGAAAGGGGAAAATTATGATTGATTTGGAGGATAAAGTCTATGGGATGTAAACAGATATGCATTGTAGACACAGACATCCATAAATGCTGCCTGGAATGTGAGAAGTACGAAGAATGCGATATTCTGTGTGATGATTTAGAACAATATGAATACATGGAAGAATGCCCGGATTATGCAAAGGAGGATAAAAATGAATAGAAAAGAAATTACACTTTTTCTGTCGCATACCCTTGAACGCACCAAACTAAACGTTTTTGGAAAACATTATGCAAAAGAAGTGAGTATTGACCCGTGGACATCCAAGGCGAAACGCGTGGATTATATGCAGTTTTCACCCGGAGATCAAATGTCTATATCCGGGGTGGAAAAAGGAATATTTACTTGTTACGAAATTAAAAGCTGCAAGGAAGATGTTTATAGCGGGAATGGACTGAATTTCTATGGAGAAAAGAACTATATAGTAACTACGATGGAGTGCTACAAAGACTTGATACCAGATTTGCAAAACGGTAAGTTCGATGAACACTTACACCAATGCAACCCGGAATCATCTAAATATTGGGGAATTATGGTAGCTGTCCCGTACATGAAAGAGCCAGAAGATGAATTCCAAAATCCAACGCCGATAGATGATGCAAATGTGATGGGGTGGGAATTAAAGGTAGTAAAGCCTTGCAGAATTGGACTAAGAAAAAGATCTATGACAGAATTACTATTCTGTATGTTAAGGAGTGGAAGATAATGAGAATAATTAGCCAAAGTGGATCATTAGATATGCCATACGAACTTGTCGAGTTAGAAATACTCGAAGTAAAAAATGAATTAAAAACTATGTACAGTAAAGGTTTCATGGTGGTGGCATGTGCACCATGCAATCATGCAAATTTAATTGATCTTTCAAAAAACCATGTACTCGGAGTATATTCTACCGGGGAGAATGCTAAAAAGGCTATGGAAATGTGTAGAAACAGGTATGCATGGTGCAAAATAAGAAACAGCGGAATGAACTCACTCACTATGGCTACGAACTTTCGGAGAACAGATGAAATAGAACAACTTTTAGAAACGTTTGCGGAGAAAAACATTTTTCAGTTTCCGGCAGATGAAGAGGTGGAATAAATGTACTGGGTAGACAGAAGCACTGGCGAGATCGTATCTGAAAGAGACAAAAACAAACCTCTATGGGCATATTATGAATACCTAAGAGGTTATTGGGACGGAGTTGTTATCGAGAATTACATAATAGGAGAGAACCCGTTCTTCCGGATAGATTTTGCATATTGTGTCGGCGATAAGTATGTAAATCTAAAAAGAGATTGCCATTTCAAAAATCACGGCGTGGATAGAAACGATGTTAGATTGTGCGCCATAATCGTTCCAGCTAAAGAATATGACGAAAAGATAAAAGAGCTAAAGAGAGGTGTAGAAAAGTGAATAAAGAGATCAAAAATGCAGACATAGAAAAAATTACAGTTGATTATGCAACAAAAGTACGAGAAACGGAAGAAGAGTTTATTTTTCAGACAATAACACCTTTTTGTTGCAACATTTTACTAAAAATAATATCCAAAAAGGAATTAAAAGATACACTTTTAAGAGGACAGCAAATGAAATGGATTCCATGTAATGAAAGAATGCCAAAAGGTACCGTACTTTGTTGCGATGATAGAGGAAATATGTTAGTTGGACTTCTGTGTAAAGACGAAGCGGGATATATGGCATATGGCGATGATGGACAAGAAATGTATAACTGTGTTGCATGGATGCCGTTGCCGGAACCTTACAAGGAGGGCGATTATGAGACTGATTGATGCGGACAAGCTTATAAGAAGAATGAGAATTGATATGGACCGTATGAAATACCAATACAATCTTGATGTTATAGAAGGAATGAGCCTTGCGATAGGATACATAGTTGGAAGACCGACAGCTTATGATCCAGAAAAGGTTATCGAAAAGCTACAAGTACTATCCGATAAGGCAGATGATGATATAGCTGTCTGCGAAGCGGATACGTGCCAGTATTATGACGGATACGGAGATGGACTGGATAGAGCCATTGAAATTGTAAAACGAGGTGGAAGAGATGAGAAGTACGCAAGCGAGATTATTGAGATTGCTTGCAAATATGGTGCTGTTAATGAACGAACAGGAGAATTAAAGGGTTGCAGTGAAATAATTTGTGAACATTGTTTGTTCAGAGAGAGTGGCATAAGTAGATGCAAAGAAAAAATGAAAGAATGGCTTGAATCCGAACACGTCGAAAAGCCGGTGATTAGCAAGATGGATAGAGCGTTTTTAGATTATATCAATGCGAATGTGCATTATATAGCAAGAGATATGGATGGCGGTTTATATGTCTATATCAGAAAGCCATTCAAGACGTTTGATTTTTGGAAAGTTGTTGGATTCGAAAAATGCAAAAGCTTGAGAATGGTTGACATCGACCTCCCAATGGTCAAATGGTCAGATGACAAACCGTGGCTTATTGAGGACTTGAAGAAGTTGGAGGTAGTAGACAGTTATGAGTAAAGAAAATGATATTAAAGGATGCGCTTAATGATGAATGCATTGGAAGAAAAGACAAAGGAGAAGACGGTAAAAAGAAAGAAAAACTACTATTTGGTCAAAAGCGATGTATTAGGATATGCGAAAAGGAAGGGATTGATTAATGGCCGGAGTAAGAGACAAATATCTGAGAGGGGCACATAAAGACATCTATTACATAAGCGAAGAAGATGAAAAAAAGATGTTGAACGAATGTCAGAGAATGCGTGGAAATGATCAGCTTGAATTACTGAAATGGTGCCAAAATGCGAATAATGACTTATCTGGTATATTGTTCTTCTCGCTTATAACAGGAATCGGATATGACTATATAAGCAAAAGATACTGGATACCGATTGCAAGAAAAGACTTCCAAGGCTATCGGAGGAAAGTCTTGGATGAAATGTACAGATGGATACTTTGGGGGGAACATGACGATGGAAAGATGGCAGAAAGGCTATTCGGAATAAAAAAACACAAACACGGGAATACTACCGAAAAGGAGTGATGCGGATGGTAAGAATCTATGTGAACGGTAAACAGGTGACAAAAGAAGAACTTTCGAATTATGAAATCCATAACAAGGCGGTAAAAAGGATTCTTTCAGAAAAGTTGACAAAAAATAAGTGATATTTTAGAATTGACCTTGATAGAATCTTGGTCAATTCTTTTTTAAATTGAAAGGAGAATTGACATGAAAAAATTAAATGTAGGTTATATGAGAGTGTCTACAGAAGCACAGACCGAAAAGTATGGTCTTGATGTCCAAGAAGACAAGATAAAGGAACTTGCCAAGAAAAGGGGCGTGAAGATAGCCAGATGGTATGTGGATGGGGGATATTCTGGGAGCAATATCCAAAGACCGAACATACAGAAACTTCTGGAAGATGCAGAAGCCGGAGAAATACAGGCAGTATACATCTATAAGCTTGATAGAATGAGCCGTGATGTTGTAGATACTCTTACGCTTGTGAGTAAGCTTTTACCAAAATACAATGTAGAGGTGGTATCAGCCACAGAGGATTTGCGGAACGAAACACCGATGGATCGTGTGATGTTGGGTGTTAATGCTGTGATGGGGCAGTATGAACGTGAGGTTATCTATATGCGTACAAGAGCCGGTATGGTGGAACGTGTAAAGCGTGGACTGTGGATGGGTGGCGGTACGATACCTTACGGATATAGGTACGACAGGAACGATGGGATATTACATATCATCCCGGAAGAAGCGGAAAAGGTAAAAGCTATCTTCCAGATGTTCCGGGACGGGTATTCGTGTGATAGGATTCAGAAAATTCTCGGGATGCATTCGGAGAAACTTGTATCGAACATTATTAGGCGTATAGCCTATGTAGGTAAAATACAATATAAAGGGAAAACATACCAAGGCTTGCATGAACCGATCATAGACGAAAAACTATTCTATGAAGTACAGGAAGAGATAAAAAAGAGATCCACAAATGCTTATGTAAGCAACAAGTATATGCTTACCGGGTTGTGCTACTGTGGAAAATGCGGTACTAAAATGCGGATGCAGAAGTGGGGAAAGTACACCAAGATAGTATGTTACTCGCAGTACAAGGAAAAAGAGCATATATCTAAGACAGGGAACCCTTGCAAAAATAAAAAGGTGAGGGCAGATGTGGTAGAAAAAGAAGTAGAGGACTGTTTTAAACGATTCATAGTTAATGTCGAAGAAAAAGAGAATGAATCTGAAAGCACTCGGAAGATGATAGAAAAAGAGATATCACTAAGCGAAACAAAACTGAAACGCCTATACACATTGTATGCAAGCGGTAGCTCTGGTACAGATACGCTTTTTGGTGTTATCCAGGAAGAAGAAAAAACACTGAAAAATCTACAGGAAGAACTAAAGGCAGAAGACATCCGGGAGAAAGCTGGACGGGGAGAAAAAATAGAGAAAATAAAAGAGATGTCCAACGTGTGGGATACACTGACGGATTCCGAGAAAAACAAGGTGCTAAAAGAGTGTGTTGAAAAGGTAGTTATCACAGGAGATGACATAGACATACATTTTAGCATATATTAATAGGTACTTTCTCGCATTCCAACCATCATCCCTATGATTATCGGAGAAATCAGAAGGTACATGAGAGATAATAATTCCATAAGAGTCAGCCGGTCACTCAGAGACACTGCATACAAGGCAATTTATGCTAAGGAAAACTATATGAAGAAGAATCAGAAAGAGCCTACAGTACAGGAAATCGCTGAGGAGATCGGAATATCCAAAGAAGATATTGTATTTGCACTGGATGCAATCCAGGTACCTATGAGCCTTCAGGAACCAGTGTACAATGATGGAGGAGATGCACTCTATGTAATGGATCAGTTAAGTGATCAGACGAATAAAGAAGAACAGTGGATAGAAGATTTATCATTGGAAGAAGCAATGAAACATCTGGGAGAGAGGGAACGGTATATTATAAAGCTTCGGTTTTTTCAGGGAAAAACACAGATGGAGGTTGCAGATGAAATACAGATATCACAGGCTCAGGTGAGCAGACTTGAAAAGAATGCGTTGAAAACAATGCGCCAGTACCTTATCTAAGGGCTGGCGTATCGCTTTGTGTGTCATGTATATGACAAAAAAGTCTGATAGATTTTTTTAGTATTGCATTTTTGACAGTCTCATACTATGATATTTGCAGGAGGGATTTGTATA